TAGGAACTTTACCGCCTGTGGCAATACCATATTGGCGACCACGCTCATAGCACCACTGTGCGGCACCGTGAGAAGCAGTTTCCCACTTGTCATAATCGGGGTCAAATGGGCGACCTGCTACCGCATCTTGTACACCTTTTGTAAAATAACGGTTATGAAGAATAGTGGAAATCTTAGCCTTACGGGTGCTTACTTGTGCCATTTTGCCGCTCCATTGCTTATATTAGTAATATAACACAGAATTAGAGGATGTCAAGCACTTTTTTTGATCCGCACATAGTGCAAACGGGTCTGATTATTCTCGTCATGCTTGTGAATTCTAGCCGAAATAGAGATAATATCGTCCCGATTTAGCTGTTCTGCAAGCGGAAAACAGACCAAATTTCGGTCAGCAGTAAGGGCGGTATGATACCATTTGTTATAATTGGCGCTATAAACCGCTGATTTAATGGTAACTTCTGCTTCAATACCGTCGCCAACCTGTCCAATATGACGGCTAGTTTCGGCAATAATACGCAGTTCGTCCTTGGCTTTTTCACGACCAATGGCATTAAAATAAGAGTTAGGAACGCTAGCAACTAGTGCTAAGGTCTTGAAATCTTTAGCATTAATCTGCTTTTGTTCTGTCAATAGAACAAGATTCTTCCAATAATCATGTAGAGTGCCAGCAATAAGTTCAATCATCTTGCTGTCAAGATATTCTAAAATTTGATCAGCGATTTCAATATCTTGTGGCAAATGGTCAAAGTTCACCATATCTGGATTGAGAAATTCACGCATAAGTGCGCCATTGCTCAATTCGCCTTCTTTGGCGTCATAACGCTTGATATACTTGCCATTGACCCGTTGGGCAGCTACAGCGGCAGTCATGGCATCTTTAAGGGAAATTACTTTATCGGACATATCGCTAGTTCTCCATTGCTTATATTCTGAATATAACATAGAATTATAGGATGTCAAGACATATTTTGGATGGCTTGTCCTAAATCTCCGCCGCAAAGTTCTATCATCATGCTAAGTTCGCCATCCATTAGGAATAGTTCGCCCTTGCTCATTTGATAAAACCAAGGGTAGGCATGATAACGGTCCATTAACACAAGTTCTTTGCCGTTAATTTGATATTTTCGCCTATCAATCTGATGCTCGTAAAATTTATAACCAGCAGTACGAATTAATTCAAATGCAGTGTTGTTAAGCCTATATCCAAAATTTTTGTTGTTATTATACCAATAAAGAATATAGATATTTTTTTGATTTATATTTGGAATAAATGCATCTTCGCCATGTGCAAGATGAAATAATTCATGTGTCCAATCTGTTTTAGATTTTTGTAACACTTGATTGTGTTGGATAAATTGCTGCGCCACTGTTTAATAATACCACACTAAACTTTGTAGTTTTAAATTGAACATTGAGTTTTTTACAAAGATTGATGGCATGACCAGGATTAGAAAAACTTGTTTTCTTATATTTTGGACCACCGTATGTTGCAACCATGCTAGTAGTTTTAAAATTGATTGGTTTATTATCATAGAAGATAGCCCAAATTCCATCACTGGCCAATATTTGGTCTGATTTGTATGTAGTTTTATTCGTAATTTCTAATAGAATATTTGGTTTTGGTCTTGACATAATTGATTACTACATATATTTATTACTTGTAATATACGTAGTTAAAAATTTTCCCCATTTAATTCTATCGTAATAATTTGTGATTCGTCAACTTTAGTTTGCAATTCATCAATTTTATTTTCAAGTTCAAGAACATATGCAAGAATATCAGCCAGTTCTTTTGTTACATTTACTATAGTTTCTTTATCAAGTACTAAATTATTACCAACGATGGTTTGACCACGGTTGATAAATTCACGGACATGAAATGTTCTAGGCGGTCTCATTCGTAACATTCCTTAACTTTTCTGATTGTTCAATTTTAGTCTTATATGGACCATGATATGAATAACGTTGTAACGTAATAAGTTTAGGGCAATATTCAGCTACCCAAACCTTATCATATTTTACAACATAATAACCTGCACAAAAATAACTGCTACTTTTGTTATTTTTTGTATAGATTGGAAGTTTAAGTTTCACATTCCAAATCTGATTAAATGTTGAATGACTTGTAGGATATCCATAAACTTCTGTTTCTTTTGATTTATTTTTAAATTCAGTAGTTTTACGGACAATTGTGATATTTTTTTTCTCAACCATTTCTTGCATATTTGGAAATATTTCCATAGTATCACTTACAGTGCAACGAATGCCGCTGTTAGTTTGTGCAATATTTCCAATACGCTCGCCTTTATCGTTTTCAATAATCCAAAAACGATTTTCTACGATGCTTTTAGCCTTGAGTGTCATCTTTAATCTTTCCTTCAATCATGTCAAACAGCGAATTATATTCACTACGAACTTCAATGAATGATGCCCACCCAATAGCAGCAACAATATCCATTAGAACACGGTCATGATCAACATTCCAGTATTCATAAATCTCAAATAGAAATACACCAAGAACTGCCCATGGAAAGTATTTGACAAAAAAATTACGCATATGTGGTATCCTTTACAAGTGGTTTGCCAAGTATTTCGGCAATAGGTTGAACATTTTCACTAAGTTTAGCAAGTTCATACTTACTACAGAACTTAATTAACTGTGTGCCAATCTGACGATTTTCTTTAGGATTAACTGCAATCAGGGCAGCGTCAATAGCATCACGAATTTCCTGTGGTTGTGCAGTAAGATCAACAAGCACACGGTTTTCTTCATAACGGTCAAGCACACGATGCTCAACGCCGTTGTGATCAACCCAACGTTGCAACATCATATTATTCCATGCATAACCTTTACGATCACGATCTGAATAGGCTTCTGTAAGACCTACCTTTTTAGAACTACCCTTGGTGCGAACGCCAGGATTTGCAGTCATAATATTATCTGTTGGATCACCTCGCATACACTTTTCAAATAGAATAAACTTAGGATCACCAACAGTCTTTGGTGCTTTTGTAAGCTTGTCTATAACAGGCTTGCCGCTATCTTCAAAGAAACCTTGTAAGGTAATATGCTGATTGGTCATACCATTGTAGATAGTAACTTTATCGCTGAGCAACTGATAAAAATCAGTGTCATTGGATAGGATAATGTGTTCATCATTGGGATGTAGTGCAGTCCAACGAGCAATGACATCATCTGCTTCTGCACGTTCAACACGGATTACGCTGCAGTTAGTGCGTTCATCAATCCATTTTGTAAAGTCACTATATACTTCCCAAAACTCTTTATCCTCTTCTGCTTCACGAACTGTCATCTTAGATTTGACAACAGCACGATTTGCTTTATAGGTTGTATTATGATCCTTGCGCCAACTACGAGCCTCAAGCGCAAAAATAACATGATCTGGCTTATGCAGGCGATGCATCTTTTGTATAACGTTAAACATAATATGCAACGCTAAGCCAATCTTTTGCCATGTATCTGCACCACGTGCAGTACTGTGACGCGCACGAGCAAACAGGTTTGCTGTATCTACGAGAAGATATTTCATGATACTAATATAATGCCTTATTAGGGGTTTGTCAAGTATTAACTGAATTCACTAAGACCATCGCCTAGATCACGACGACTAACATAACGACTGCCATCAGGATTTGTTGCTACATTGGCTGGTGGTGGATTACTTGCGAGAATATTGCGAGCGACATCATTTAGCCAAGCATCAACAAGTGCTTCTGGATTTACTCCACGATAGCCAGCTTGGCGTAACATCTCGATAAACTCTGCGTTCCAATCAAGTTCCATAGAACCAACTTGTGGATTGGCAGGATCAAAGTCAAACTTAAGAACACGAACTTCTGGTTCAACCTGTGGATGAGTTTCCACAATAGGTTCTTTAACTTTTTTTACACGAGGCTTACGGGGCTTCTTAGGTTTTGGTTCTGCGATAGTTTGAGTAGAGGCTGTTGGTGCGCTTACTATTACAGTAGAGGCGGCAGCGTCGTTATTTTTTGATTTACCAAATAGTTTGTCGAGGAGTCCCATATTATACCTTATTGTTGATAGCAGCGACGTTGGCGACCCATATAGTTACCCCATTGGTCAAATACTGGTTCCATACGGCAAAATACCTGTGGTTGATATGGTTGTCCGTAATATTGTTGTTGGTTTTGTTGCGCCATACCACCTAAAATACCACCGATAATCAAACCGCCAACCATTGGAGCGACCCAATTGCCACCACCGCCACCACCGCCATAACCAGGACGAGGACCATGATGGTAACGCCAGTCATCGGCATTTGCTGCCGTTGCGGAAATTAATGTTGCGGCTGCAAGTAGGATTGCTAGGGTCTTACGCATGGTGGTTCTCCAATTGAATATAAACCAATATAACATATTTATTGGCTTTGTCAAGGGTTAATTTAACTTATTTTTTGCTTCAAATTCAGCAATAACTTGCTCGGCGTTGCCAGTTAAAACCGCATAAGTTTCTTCTAAATCTTCTATTTCTGGTGCGTCTGTTTCCAGATACTCATAGATTTCAGCAATAGGAATTTTGTCTCGCCCTAATGCGGTCTGGTCCCTAATATATTTCAATATCAGATATTCAACTTCTTCTTGAGTAATGTCAATCTCTAAAAATTCCTCTTCGGTCATTAGCGATTACTCAAAATATATTGGACGATGACTTCACTTAGCCGCTCACCCAAATTTTCAGTATCATTGATAACATGCAGTTCATTAAGCCCACGATCTTTGATATTATCATAGCGATGAAACTCTACAATATAACCACCATTGGCAACATGCAATTTCATATTGATACCATCAGCGCCAATTCTATCTGGACCACGCATTAATCCATTTCCATTAGCAACGGTCAGTATGCTACTTTCTTGTTGTGATGCTTCCCACGCCTTCTTTGCTTGCTTCGCAAACCATTTATCAAACCACTTCACTGCTTACTCCTATTTTCTGTAATAATTTTGTTGGATGAAAATTTAAAAATTTTTTAAGAAAATCAATATTATGTTGTTGCATTTCACATCCTACTGTGTTTAAAAATTTTTCCAACCCTTTAAGTGTCCAAACTTCCTGAGTTTTTACATTCAGGTCAGCTTTTTTCATTGCCACCTTATATCCTTTAAATATTTCGCTATTATAATCTTTTAATAATTTTTTTGTATATCCAATGTAATTTCCATCATAATAGCTTCCTTCGGTGTTATAGAAAAACGCTTGTTTATTTGCCGCTAATCTAATATGTGATCTATAATCAGTATATAAACAAATTTTAAATTCTTCGGCATTTATCCAATCTTTAATATCATTGCAATGAAAATATATCTTTCTTAAGGTATTTTTTTCTTTTTTTGTTAATGTATTTTCTGGCCATACTTCATTATTTTTCCAAGATTTTATATCTAAAATATCAAATTGTTTTTTATTAATCTCAAGATATGGTTTGCCTTCTAGATAACAATAAAAATTATCAGTTAATAATAGTTGGTGGAGCAAATAAAATCCACCACATCCGCCATAATAGAAAATATTTAAATCGTCACTGGAAGCGTCGTTCAATGTCATCTTCTCTACATGCTTCGCCATATTGTGTTTCAATAATAACGAGTGGTTCTTTGCCAATATTAATAACTTGGTGCCAGTTACCAACTGGAATTTTAATAGTTTCACCTACTTGTAAAACTTCGGTTCGGTCATTATACATAGTATCGCTATGATTTGTAACAATCCTGGCAACACCACTTTGGACTACCCAAAATTCACTGCGTTTTTTATGCTTTTGGTAACTTAAACAATGGCTTGGTTTTACAACCAGTTGTTTTACTTTAACATTACCAGTATCATATAGGACTGTAAAATTTCCCCAAATTCTTTCTTCACTAATCATTATACTTTTCTCTTTGCATAGGTAATTTCATGGCAGCAAACGCCGCTGCTTCATTATTATTAAATTGTATATTAACTTTACCCAATCCGCAAGTTAAAAATGAAAAATCTTCACCATATCGGTAACCTGCTTCGCCCAATGCATTGCAGATAATACAAGCGGCTTCTACGTCTTGGTAGTTGGCATTTAACGCACCGCCTTCTACATAATCACCAGGGTCAATCATATAACCATTTGATACTGATCGCTGTGTGAGTGCTTTACTTGGAAATTCAAGTATGAGAGGTTTGTTTAACATGCATATGCCAACATAAAAAAACTTACATGCTGTTCATCGGCAAACATAACTGGTAATTCTGTACCATTGTCAAGTTGAAGAAATACATAATCTTGTCCGTTACGCAATCCATGATGATTAAAAATTTCTTTTAATTGTTGCATCGCTATATTGCGCTTATTCCACAGCCCATATCTAGGCGTGTTATTTAATTTTGCAAGCGGAAATCTTGCTATTTTAGCTTCATCTTTATTGAAAACTGCAACATCTAGGTTTGGCACTGGCAGTGTCCTGTTAATTACTGCAAGTTAATCTGATCACGCTGAGCAAAAAACTCAGCATCGACAGTCCAATTATTTTTTACTTCTTCACCACGCTTAATCTTCTCAAAAAGTGAGTATGGTGTGTTACGACGATAAAGATCACCTTCATTAAAACGATAACCATAGTCTCGACAAAAATTACGATATGCATCCAAGTCATTGAATACACGATTTACATTTGAATTACGAATCATTTATTTTCTCTTTTATTAGAGGTTAATATTATTATGGACTTGCCAGTGCCATAGTTTTTATATTAATCGATTCTGCTATTATTGTCAAGAACTTTTTGAATTAATTTTGGTGGATGTAAGCTTATATAATAATTTATAAAATCAATATTTTTTTGTGTAATACTATGTCCCAAATCATTTAATACTTTTTCTAACCCCGTAATTGTTATAATATCTTGCAAAAATACGGTATAATAATCAAATAAATTTTTTTCAATTATATCTTTATAAATGTTATTGGGATTTTCAAGCAATATTTTTTTAATATCGCTATATTTTGGGTTAGGGTTGCCCCATCTTTCATGAAACCAAAAAGATTTTTTCGTATAAGCCATTCTAAGTTGGCTGTGTAAATCTGTATATACAAGTATTTTTTTACCTGGATAAAAATCCCAATCTTCATATTGATTAACAGTTGCAAAAATTTTTGGCAGATTTGTTTTTAATTTTAACGTTTTTTTATTATCGGGTTGAAGTTCATGCTTTTTCCATGACTTTGTTTTATCTTTTCTAAAATTATATTTAAAAGTTTGTGTTTTATCTTTATTAAACTCAAAACAAATATCATATTTTTCAGTTAAAATTAATTGATGCACAAAATAAGCCATTCCGCATCCACCATATTGAAATATATTTAAATCAGGATACTTTATCATTTTTTTCAAGTAATTTGTTATAATGGTCGATTGCTGCTTGTAGTTTAGGAATATCTTTCCTATCTACAAGCACATCATCCCACACCAAATCTGATCCAAAAATATACTTTATCGCAGCCCAAACTCGCTTGTGAAATGGACGATAATTTACAGCCTGTATATTAACAATAAAGTCTGGTTTATATGGCATGTTATCGCCCCAATCAAAAACTTGGACAACAATAGTATGCTCAGCACTGCTACATTCGCACGAAAGAAATACTTTCAGATCATTATCTTCGTTCATTTTATGCCTTTGCGGGTAGTAAATATTCATACTTGATAAGACCGCTATCAACAGTAATCTTGGCTACACCATCATCACTAAACTGAATGCTCTTATCGCCATGCAGATTAAGAATGGATAGGAAAGTAATAATTGGCCATGACCAATTCTTAGTAAGTTTGCCACTAATACCACTTTGGAATACAAAGTTACCAGCATGAGTAGAATGGTCACCAAAGTAGAACTTTAGATCAGTACCTTCAGTTTTAACAGCAAACATCTTTTCTTCACTATTTGCTTGGCTTTGAAACTTAAGACGTTGAATGCTAGAAACTGTTGGCTGCATGGTAATGTTCCACGTAGCGCCCTTAAACTTAACCGTCTTCAACTTTTCATTGACAGTTTCAGTTGTCATGAAACGATAATCATTTTTAAAATCGCCGCTTGCATTTTCAAAGTGTAAGCCAACTGGAACCACGTCGCCATTACGTGGTTGAGTTACAACTGTAATCTTTTCATTCTCTTTATATTCAGGAATGTTAAGAATTGTATTAAGTTTTGTTAAATTTGGCATACCAAATACGCCATTAAATGCGGCATTAACAGTGTTAAATGTTGCATTAAGAATAACGCTGCGATCATCGCTTACACTTTCAATAACCGTGCTTTGGTCTGTGCCAGTTACCTTAATCGTATCAATAACACCAAGTGCTTGTGTATGCGCAACAATATCTGTGAGAAAATCTTTCATGTGTTTTTACCTTTTCTTTGATTATACTGTATATTTGTTTAGATGTCAATTATTTCTGCACTGCTTCCGCCAATTTTAACACGCGGAGCAACGTCGCCTGGTTTTTTTGCAATAATAAAACTACTACGAAATTGTTGAATTTTGTAATTTTCTATTTCGTATCCTAACTCTATTAGTTTATCCATTAAACTTCTATAATCAATAACGCTGAATAGTAAATTAAAATTAGATTTCATTGCCCATAATTCATCATGCGGTAGAAAATTAAAAACAAACTTTCCACCGTTATATAAAAGTTTATAAATTTCACGCGCCCATGCATATATGTAACCTTCATCTGCATAATAAAACTCATTAAAACAATAGACTAAACCAAAAGAATCATGTGGTAATTTAGTCACATCAAAATCTTTTACTGTATATTTTAATAATCTATTGTTGGCATAAAATTCATTGCCTATGCTTTTAGTTGCTTCATCAATAATTTCCATATAACGATCAACCACGTATAATGGCTCACTTGCTACCGCATATGGTAAAAATTGACCAGTGCCAGGAAAAAGTTCTAAAGTAGGAACATTCATTGCAACCGTACCACTTATGGCTCCTACTAAATTTTGTAAATCAATTTCATGCAGTGTATTGCCTTGAACAAAATCTTGCCGTAATTTTAAATCTTTTTCTAACAATTTTTCTGTCATTAATCGACTTTTGGCAAGCATTCTCATCTTGCCATATGTCATTGTATCGTCTAATTCAAACAATAATTTATCAAACGCATTAATAGTATTTTCATAGTTGCCATGTGCGGTTCCGTAAGTTTCATAAAATTTACGGTGATTGGCTATATTTTCATACATTTCAAATGCTTGAACAAATTCCATTATTAATCCTCAAAGTTAAAAAGGCTAGTGAAAGTATTAGTAATATTGGTTGTATTAGTAATATCCCAATCTAACACATCAAGCAAGTTTTCTACTTTCTGTGTAACAATAGTGTCTTCCATTTCTTGTTGGTCAAACGGCATATCTTTGAACCATTGTGGAATACGAGATTCATCTGTTGGATAACCGATGCTGGTCAAACCAAGTGGGTTATCTTTTAGCTTACATACAATAGTCTTCATGCCATCGGTAATCTCAAGCGAACGAGAATCGCTGTGCATTCTGCGGAGATTATTCCAATTAATCGCCGCACGAACGTGACCTGGCATGTTAGCCTTGCCTTGTTTCTTTTCTAACGCACCATAATAGGTAAGTTTATTAACGCGCTTTGGTGTTCCTTTCTCCCAACTTGGTAATTCTTTGAAAACGTACTTGAACTGGCGAACTTCTTCAATGATTTGCTCACGACCTGCACCATCCAATACTTTCTTAAGAATATCTGCAAGAAATTCCTGAACAACCCTTGGGGTATCTGACCGTTTAAGGTCAAGCCCCATTGCCTTCATCTTGCCAGTCTTGCCATCTACATCAAGACGTTTGCCTTCAAGATCATAGATAAGAACTGCATAACGTTTCTTGGTAATAAACAATCCACGAGATGCTACAAGTTCGCGACCGCCCTTGATGATAGCACCAAGTTCTGGCGTAGTGTGAAATGCTTCATACATGAACTTTGGAAAGGTTAAGTTCACTTGGTCACCAATGGAATCGTATAGTTGAACGCAGATTTCCTTGTTCCATTCCATACGCCCACTTTCAACTTCATCTTTAATTGCTGGCCACGCAGTAAAATATACCGAATCGGTATCACCGTAGATAATGCTTTCTCCAAGATGGTCATATGTTCCCATAATCAACTGATTAACAGTGGCATCCATATGCTTTGCAATTGTTCGACCACATAGCGTGGTGCTTTGCCCAATACGTTGGTCAAAGAAGCGGCAACCTGCGTTAAGAATAGCACCATAGAGTGAGTTCAAGTTAATCTTTTTAACTAACTGACGTTTATCCCAGAACGCAATCTCTTTTGCATCCTTGGCATCTTTCTTCTTGGCTTGTAGTTCTTTACGCTCACTATACCAACGTTCAAGCAAACTTGGGATAATGCCTTGATGCTCAAGATTAAAGATAGTTCCATTAGCACTCAATGCCCATGGCGCATAGTTGTCAAAAATCATATCAAAGATTTGGGCGGCACTATAAACTTCGCTCTTGCCATCTGCCCAATCAATTGTAATTTCGGTACCAATGTCTCGGCGCATAACTGCTTCGTATTCTAGGGAAGCAAACAAACCTTCCCATGCTGCTGCAATACTTTTGCCTTCATCAAGCTTAGTAGCAAGATGAGCATCTGTCATAACGGGACGCAGTTGTCCAACAATAGTTTCTGGACCCATGTTAAGTGAGCGAATCACACTTGGATACAGTGAGTTAATATCGATAGCACCAATCCAATCATGCAATCCTTTCTTAGGATATGCAACATAGGCACCAGCAACTTGAGTATTGATTTCATCACTGCGCGGACGGCGATTAGGAACCACCATGCCACGACGATGTGCTTCATTGATAATTGCCTGATCCGTAACCGCAACTGCGCCCATAGTTGTTTGCAGCAACACTGTATTATCGTGAGCAATTTCATTTGCTAAATCAAGAAATCGAAGTTTCTTATCTAACTTATTGAGAAGCGCAACGTCCTGACGAGAGTATGCAATGAATGTTTCATAATCACGATTATACAACTGGTCAAGAGACCCTTCGTATGCGGTCTTACGCTCATTCAATTCATATTCACCAATAGCATCAAGGCTATAGGAATGACGCTCTTCATAGGTGTATTTGCGATACAACACCATATAATCAAGATGCACACGACCTACCAAGTCAAATGTTTTACTCATCTTGCCATACTTTTCGTATTCACGTTCTTTAGGAAACTGGTCCCAAAGACAGAAACGACGAGTATCATCCTTGCTCAGCACACGAGCAACACGATTAACAGTATAGGGAATATCAAATCCTTCGCTGTTCCATCCACTTAACACATCAGCATCATCGATAAGTTCAAGAAAAGTAAGCAATAATTCTCTTTCACTTTCAAAGTTGAAAGTGTTCTCAAACTTAGCAGCGATAGCATTGGCTTCATCCATTGTCATTGACTTTGGAGGTAGCGCAAGCGTTATTAATTGATCTAACCAGTCAAGATATACTGTAATAGCAGTAATCTTGGTGAATGGATCATCGGGGGTACTATATCCACGGACACTATCAAAGTCCGTCTCGATATCGAAGAAGGCTGTTTGAAGTTGTGGTGAATCCTTGCCAAGATAGTTGTTGGCTAAACAGCGAAAGATTGGATTAATATCGGCTTCGTAAATCTTCTTGTTGCTGTGAATAGCAAGTTCTTTACGAAAGTCCTTGCTACTACGGCATTTTACAAGTTTAACAGGCGTATCAAAGATACTCTTATGCGAACCATTTTGGTCATCATAGTAGAAAATATAATCTACATCATAGTCTTTGTAGATGCGTTTGCCATCTACTCGCTCAACAACGAATACTTTTTCTTTCTGTCGGTCAAGTAGTGCATCTACATATGCCATTATTATTCGTTATCCAAGTTGTTAGTGCTATTCAAAATGCTTTCAATGATATCAAGGTCTTCACGAGCCTTATCAAAGTCACGCTTCTGTGCCATCTTGATTGCCTTCTTAAGCAGATTTGGCTTGATATTCATTTCTTCTGCGATAGCAGCAATAGTATCGTTAAGACCGCCAGTAAGAACCTCTACTTCGGTCATTACAGACATACTTTCGCTCATCAATTGCTTAAGTTTCGTGCGTTCCTCTGCACTAAAGTTTCTCGTTGTCACTCTCTTCTCCTTGCTTGTAAAGTTCTAATAGGGTATGGTATTGTTCATAGGCATCCTTAAGTGTAGGATACTTTTCGGTAAAGTATGGATCATCTGCGATAATCATCATCTTATCTGCAATCATCATAACAGTTTTATACAATTTATCAAGATTTATTTCATTATGATTGGTTTTAATAATTGCATCACCTTTATCTTGTGGTGTAATTTGCAATTCTCTACCCATTATTGATACTGATGGACTTCCAGTAGTCCCCCAACTCATAGAACCGCTATTTGTTAGATATCCAGTGCCGCCATTACCACCGCCACCGCCGCCACCAGAAATTGTATATGTTGTAGATGAACCAGTAGCACCGATTGGTGGTGCAAATGTTGTATTAGACGGATTTTGGACGGTTTTTACGATCATGCTTCATTTTAGCAGCCATCGCATCGGGTGTCAATTTATATTTTGCAATAAACGCATTATGAAGGTCTTTTGGATCAACTTCAAACTCACGGCATATTTGTTGCATCATGCTATCAATGCCATCATAGTCAGTGCGTTCTGCACCATCAAGTGTGCTTGCAAGACGCTCAACAGCGTTTATCATGTTCTTACTATCGCTGCCACGAACGATGGTATCATATTTCCAACGAGCAGCCATTAGCCCACGAGCACCTGCACTGACAGGATGACGACCTTGAATAGTAGTGCTCATTGTTGCTTCGGTAATTTCTCTAATGCGCATAGTATTATTTACCTAAATCTTTCAGTATCATATCAGTTAATTTTTTATGAGCATTACGACTTGGATGATATGCTATAAAATCTGCGTGTGATTCTTGTGCTTTTTCCCACGCAACACACTTTTCCAATTCTTCAACCATTCGCTTATCATTGAGATACTGAACATTATTCTTAGTAAATTTTCTAGTATGATACACGGTATTATGTGGTTGTTTTATATCTACAATAGTATTACTCCATGATTCAATCATATTATTACAAAATGTATATTTTTTTATGATAGAATGCACTGGACTTAATCCTCCGATGATATAAAAAGGTATCGAAAATCGATCATATATTTCTTGTGCGGCATTGTATGTTAATCTAAACCAATCTTCTAATATCTTATCATATGCGCTATAATCATTTTTGCTATAAACAGTTATATCATAATTCCATATATCACGATCATCTGGAAATGGACTATAATGATAGATATTTCGTAGTGGTTCTGTTTGAATCCATATGATTTGATCAAATTTTTCTTTTTTTAAAGTATCACTTATCAACCTTAGTTGTCGTAAGTTATTGTCACCTGGACAGGATTGGTTGATTGCAAAATGATCAGCTTCTATAAGATATTGCACTAAACCATCATGGGAAATAATGGTTGTTTTTTTCTCTATTGTTTCTGGTGAAAATTCACCACAACCCCAACTATCACCTGCTATTAGAAATCTTGCCATTTGGATTCATGACAGGTGGGCGACCAATCTTATCAGTCTTATTGCCAAATTTTGCTGCTTGCTTTTGCGTTTCACCAGGATGAATATCAACAGTAAGTGCATTAGCATAACGAGGGTCTTTAGCCGCCTTTTTGTTAGCAGGAACTACACCGACACCAGCGGCTTCATCAAGGTCAAATAATTCGGTTAATAACATATAATTATTTATGGTATTTAAACACATATCCTTTAACTGTTTTTTGTCTACCAGCAAGACAATTTGCTATATCACCTTGTCTAATCCCTAAAATATTTGCGGCTTCAACTTGATTTGTAAATGTCGCATTGGTTGTTGTTTCAAGAATCGCTGTTCTATTATTTGCTGGTTTATTAAACATTGGATGTTTATCACCTTTTAGGCTATCACTTATTGCCTTGCGCCATTGTTCATTATACGAACCTCTTTTTTGTCCAAGCAAACTATTTCTAATTTTCTCTTTGGACTCTTCACTATGTTTTTTACCCTTCATAGTGCTTGGTTTTCCTTTATTACTTGGTGGTCTTGCGTCAATGCATATATTAGTAAGTTTATCATAGTTTTCTTTAATATAATCTTCTTCTAATTTATATGCTAAATTTTCATCTTCAATATTATTATGTAGGAATATAACACCTGGCTGCAATCCTTCTGCTTGTATTTTTTTTATTTTATTTGCAGTAGGGTTATTTTCTCCGTTTCCACTCCAATGACCTATATGACTACGCCAACGATGGCCATTGCCTTTTCCACAATAGAATACTTCATCGTTGTTTCTTGGGTCAGTAAGAAGATATACATAGTATGTTTTCATACTATTATTTATACATATTCCAATATCTTGCTTTAATTTACCACTTACGACAGGACCAATAACGAGCAGATGTGCGTGGACCTGGATTCTCACAATGGTGTCTAGCACGGAAACTCTTACGACGCTTTGGATTACTCTTCTTAATGCGCATTTTCTTATCGCCAAAATTAACTTTCTTAATATTGCCAGTTTTTGGGTCTTTAACAAACACTTTAAACTTCTTTACATCGCCACGCATTGGCTTGCTAAGTGGAACTTTACGACCATGATATTCTGCTTCATAAAGGTCATCCATAAAGAATCGAACTTCTTCATTGCCCTTGTATAAAACAACATCATCATCTTCTTCTTCGACATCCCATCCCATGTTATCAAGCATTTTTGCGGCTTGTGCATGTTGTTCTTGATTACCATTCCACCACATTTTTACTAATCGTTTTAATGTCTGCTGATTGTTTTGTAGTGAAACTACTTCGCCTTCTTCAATGCCTTCGCCGTAATCTTTACGGTCGTCATTTTCACTATAACCTTTTGTGTATGCTTCAATTTCATGTGGATCAGTTAATTTTTCGTGCTCATGACCGCCATGTTCGTTTGGCACGAGTTTATGTGGATTATGTCTGCGACCATAATATGAATCAGCACGACCACGATCATATGGCGAACCATGCTTGCTTTCTGTTTCATCAAGGCTTTCTAACACCTTAAATAATCTTTCGTCGCCAAGTATAGTAATACTATCACCGCTCATTTCCATGATTTCGGTATCAACTTCTAGCATGTTACCAAATTCTAGGTAAACACCATCACCAATCATTGGACGGTCTTCTGCTATGGCTGTAAGTTTTTCAATTAAAGAACGCATGTCACTCATTTTATAAATCCTGCTATATTATTTATTTGTCTATGGCGTTTTGTAAATCTTGTGCTTGAATCTCATATATATTTTTTGTGTAATACTTTAATTTTTCTTGATTATGTATAAATCTATCAATATTTTGCGCTTTGTATTCTTGCCAATATTGGATTGATTTATTACAGATTTTCTCTAGCTGCTCAACTGCAAGTTTAATTCTATGCAGTGGATTAATTTCTAAATCATAGCTATGATCTATAATATCATCAAATAAATCAAAACCCATTGCTCTTATATACTTTAAACTATTGTGGTAACAAATATATATAGGAACTTGTCCCAATGCAAAAGGTTTAGTAGATTTCTCTGTAATAAACGGCACTGACCAATAATTTAAATTTATTTCTTTTTCATAGCTTGATTCTTGCACAATGTTTGCAAATGCGTGTGTAATCTTTATACTATTGAATATATTTTCATTTCCATTATGATTTTCTTGCGGACCATCTATATACATAGGCATTAAATGTTGATATCTTTGTGGAACTGCTGAAAAATTATTTTCTTCTTTTACATTATAATATCCGCTGCCTAAACTAATATGTCCAAATTTATCAAGTTTTTTATCTAATAATTGGACAGTGGTTTCTATTCTATGCGGTCTTGTAATTCTTGCTAAACTTACAAAATGGTGTGTTGGTACAACATGACAATTATATGCCGCTAACTCTTCCATTTTAAAATTTCGTATAGCAACGCGATTTGTCGCACAATTAATTATAGAAGTATTGAATTGATGTTGCGCACCACTAAAAATTATAATATCTTTTAAAGAAATATTAGTTTTTTCTATAATATAATCAATAATAAATTTATAATCATATTTGTATGTTGGTGCTTCATCTTTGTGTTCAAATAATATTTTAAATTTATAATTTTTATTTTCTGCAGATTTTTTGTATTTTTTTATAAGATTAATTAAATTCTTATCATTGGCGTCAATAGTATTTTTTACTTTATTAATATCAAAAACTTCATACTTGGATATAACAAATAAAAAATTATTTTTAAAATTTAATTCATCCAATAATCTTGCAAAATCATGTTCATTGCCATAAGTTAAACTACTGCAATACACTACATAATTTTCCTTATCAGCAATTAACATTGCTGTTTTGATAGGAAACTTATCATTATGATTATTGGTCATATAGTAGTTATGACTTTGCTTTGGTGCTCACACGAATTGGTGCCTTGCCACTGCCGCCAGTATCTTTACCGCCACGACCTGCTGCGTTTTGTGCTTTGCGCTTACGAGTAACTGCACTCTTCTTTTGCGCAGCACTCATGCTACGTGCTTTTGCTGCTGGAACACATTTAGCATAACCACTCTTGCTACCACTGGTACCGCATGGGGGATGCTTACCACCAACTTTCTTGCCAATATTAACCCACTTGTCCTTAAACCACTTATGAAGATTGCCGCTTGCTTCTGGTAGCACTAAATTACCACAGTGCATGCAATAATCAACTTGTTCAAGTAGCACACTTTCTGTAATTGGGTCACAGCGCAGTTCTGTACTTTCTGTGGCCATTTCTGTTGCGATTTTTTTCTTATATACGTATAGTTTGTAACCTGAACTATCATCGTTAAAAATTTTATTCTGTTGAACTGGATCGGTTACAGCCTTAAAACCCATCTGCTCAAAGAATTTTGCTGCCCTATCATATAATTTAATTCTGCTTAATTCGTTTGATTTTGCGCCCATGACAATTACTTCGGCATTGGGATGTCTTGCAATAAAGTGATTTAAACAATAGGCAACACCGTTAAATATTTTAAAAACAGTATCCTTTTCAGTTCCAGTTGCAGCATGGGTATCGGGTCTTGACTGTGTTTTATTTTCGAAAGCCAATACATAATAATTTTCATTATATTCTTTAAATGTGACTTCAATTTTGGTTTTACCAACAGTGAAATCATAATCAGAACCGTAATTATCTGCATACACGTCAAAATTTTCTGGCGCTTTATTTACATCAATAAATTCTTCAATTTCTTCGCTTTCGTTCTTGACGCAGTTTGGGTATGTCTTGCCAAACATCTTCTTGTTACCTTCTTTGTGGTAACCTTTCCAACATGCTTCACCAAGAACATCTTCCATCTTCATTTGGATTTATTTCCCCAATTTTTAGCACCAGCCTTACGGCACTTAACTAGCGCACCACTTGCGTAAGCACTTGGCCATACTTTGTAACGGCTCTTTACTTTATAATAGCAAGCATCCTTCTTTTCATCTACACGAGATTCTGGTAGCATAAGTCCGCCACAATGCGGGCAACTTTCTTCTACATGGTCGTGTGCGGCACTGCCAACAATTTCATTATAATTGTCCATGCAAAGATAATCGTGGTGCTTGGATAATTTAATCATCTTTTCAGCAACATCATGCAAATCTTCATCGGTTTTTGCATCTTCACGAGCATATTCCATCATACGTAGCAGTAGCGGAATATCCATACTAACTGTATCGGTTTTGTCTGCTTCGCTTACAATCTGCCTAATACGCATTACTTTTTGCCTTTAGGTTTTTTACCACGTTTTTTCATATTAATAGCAATAGCTGCTTGCTGTGCAAGATTCTTTGCTTCATCTAACATACGCATGATATCACGACTGTTGTTACTTTCAGTTCCACTTGCCATATATTCGTGATCATCAAAGTTTTCCATTTCTTTCTTTAATGCTGCACGTTCTTGTGCTGAAAGTGTGCCATATGCTTTCATAATGCTACGCACATCTCCTGATACAGGCGCTGCTGCTCCACCTGCTGCTCCACCTGTTGGTGCTGTAGTGGGCGCTGCCGCTCCACCTGCCGCTCCACCTGCTGCTCCACCTGCTGCTGGCGCTGTTGCTGGCGCTGTTGCTGTAGGAGCAGCTTGTTTTGGCGCACGGGACCCACGAGGGAATGGAATTTTCATATTCTTAAATGTAGTTTTAATTATTTCATCGCTAACGCCTTGCTTGCGTAAAAAGTCAAGAACTACTGCACTATCAACGCTTTTAGATTGCCCGCTGTATGAAAAACCAGGACCGTTTTTCCATGCATTGTTTAGCTTGTCTGCAGTAACTTTATTGGCTAAATTGCTGCCAATCGTGCTTACTTTATTACCAATAGCACTACCAATATTTTTCAAGCCTTGAACAAAACCAGCTTCTTCAATTTGATGGAAAATTACAGGAACTGCGCTTTCAAATACCCACACGCTGCGAGCGCCATCATCAAGTACGCCTTCACGTAAGAACCAATCTTGCATTGTAGCATCACGATCTACATATTGGCTGCTATTTGTAACTTTCTTAGCACCTGCGGCTGCTACTCGCTTTGCAGTATCTGATGCTGTACCAACACCACCTTGATAAATTGGATTACCCGTTGGCTTTGGAATTTTAAGTGTAGCGCCAGCACGAATTGCATCTGGGTTATTAGCATATTGTGGATTTGCATCAACTAAATCTTTTACACTTACATTATATTGTTTAGCAATAGTGCTTAAATTAGAACCATTTGGCACCTTCATAGTAGTATAATCTTGCGGACCTAAATCAGTACCAGCACGATATCCTTGAACACCTGATACATTATTTTGTGCTGCAGTTGTATCATACGGACCACCATCAGTACCAGCATGATATCCTTGAACTCCTGATACATTATTTTGTGCTGCAGTTGTATCATACGGACCACCATCAGTACCAGCATGATATCCTTGCACCTTTGATGGGGCAGGAGCGGCACCTTTAAGATAACTTGCTAATTCACGACCAAGACCAGCAGCACCAGCAGTAACACCGCCCTTAATCATAGCAGCACTTAGTTTATCGCCTTGTAGCAGACGATCTGTCATCTTCATAAGACCCAACACTGCAATGGGAGCAGCACCACCAGTTGCTAAGCCAACGACTGCAACAAGTGCGCCATAGATTAGATTTTGAATAATTGGATGCTTTTTAGCAAGCGCACGATACGCATAAACATGCTTAGCAAGACCTTCGTCACCACCAGTAGCATCTTTTAGTTTTGCAGCCATACTATCAAAAGCATTATCAAATCCTTTAACTGGACCTAAATTTCCAATTTTAGAGATAATACCTTGATATGCATTATTTACAGCAGCGCCTGCTTTGCCAGCAACATCTACGCCTTTGCCAAGCGCAGTTCTGTTAGTGCCACTTGCTCTTGCGCCTTGCTCAATTGCACCAAAAAGCGCAGTAATCTGCTCTGGACTTAGTTTTGCTTCACTAATCGCACGACCGGCACTAGTCCAACTTTCCATTAGCGGATTAAAATCTGCTGCTTCAAATAACGCTGTTGTATTCATCTTAATTGCTTCCTACCATTTTTTTGCCGGGCGGACCCTTGTCGGTACCTTTCCAATATCCAGTAAATTTTGGACCAGTTTGACCTTTGCCTTCTACTTTACGCTTTTTCTTTTTCTGATTATAGGTTCCGCCAAATAGCGAACCAACATTATTGCTGCCTGCACCACCATTCATTGCGCCAACTGCAATACCACCAGCACCGCTTGCGCCAGCACTTGCACTTTCACCGATTACATGAAAACCTGCTTGTTGTTTGCTTTTAACTTGTGTGCTTGGCACCATAATAGCCTGACCTTGCACATTGCCATTGGTATCAATCTTTGCCATTTTTACCATGCCAGGAGTCTTAGTAGCGCCTGGTGGTGTATTTGGCTTACCGCCTGGTGTGCCATTGTTGGCAGTAGGTTGTGGTGTTCCCATTTGCTGACCTTGAGGTGGTTGTAATTGACCTGGTACTTGTGGGTCTTCCATCATTTCTTCTTCTGGATAGCGCATTTCATAATCCATATAATCAAATACGCTTTCAATATAATCTGCAGCACGAGTTAGTTTGCGCTGCACCCATCCATCTAATCCTTGTTCTTCACCAACATTCTTTAGCAGTTCGTGCAACATGATTGCTAACTTTGCTGTGCGATAAAGATCAGCACGAGCCATATGAACTTCATTATCACGTGGTTCTTCACTATAATTTGAACCCATTGAATATGAACGTTGTGGCTGACTTACAATCTCACAATCACATTCATCAAGACTTGTAATAGTTTCTGGTAATTTAATAAGATAACGACCAGTAGGCAATTTCCATACAGAAGTTCCACGAAAACGTTGTAATAATTTTTCTGCATCATCGTAATTTACAATGACAGGACGATCATCCTTGTATAATATTTTTCCATATACTGAACTGTCATGAACTTTGTAGTTACTCATCTAAGATATCCTTTGAATTATTTATTAGTTTGAGGTAATCTGTATTCTATAATCTGTAGATGAATATGTAAAAGTGTTGCCCATACCATTTACTAATCTATCTTTATTGATAAAAAATCTAGCAATTTTTATTTTTTTGTTGCCTATGTTTTGTATATTAACTTTAATATTTTTTATATGTTCATACGAAAATATAAATCGTTCAACGAGCATTTTGTCACTTGTAATTGCGGGAAAAACACGTTCTACAAATAATTGATTATTTGCTGTTATTCTATAAACAATATCACCTTTAACATAATCGTATGTTTCGGGATATAAAACTATAGCAATTTCAATTTCTTTTTCTTCTAACAATTAAACACCGCAACTAAATCCTTATATAATTTAGTGCTACGTGCTCGCTCTTGAAGATTTTCACTATTTTTTATCTTATTGATTTTGGCACTCAAGCGGCGTAAATCGCTGCGAGTAAGTTTTCTGCGCATCTTCTTGCGTAGAAACGATAACGCCTGTCGTTTTAAATTGACAGGCGGTTGGTATGTTGTGGCGTGTTGGAATTCTTCCCAAAGTTCGGTAACTTCATCCCAAGTGTCAAGGGTTTGTGTATCATACATAGTAGTTCCCTCATGCTAATTCTCCCTGTTTAGCAAAACGCTTAAGTGTTTTGGCAACACGGGCGAAATCTCTATCATCATATTTGATACCAATACCACCAGCCATCTGCCATGCCGTTATGTTTTTACCATAGTCATCAACAAGAATGTTGGAAACGCCACGTTCATTGGTAGCAAACTGTGCTTTATTATGTGTTAATTCAATTCCGCTTGGCAACATGTCATTGAAATGCATATTAATCCAAGCACGTTTTCCACTTTCGCTGCGACTGTCGCCAGCCAGTGGAGTAGAACAAATATAATATTCACCAAATGTTTCTTTGACAGTGCGAACAAGTTCCCTTGCATGAGGAAGTAAGGGAAGGTCTACCCAAAATGTAGGATGGTCTCGCACAAGTTGTAATTTGGCTTCTGGGTTATCAATATCTTTATAGTGGTCTTTGCCATCAAGCCTAGCCCACTCACCAAAGAAGTCAGCCAATACGCCATCCATGTCTAGATAAACTTTGAACTCTGTTTTGACGACTTCATCTATACGCATGCGATTATTTATCCTGATTTTGACCATGCTACATCATAGCATATTCTGTGGATAAGTCAAGTATTATCCAAAAGAATGGACACGGCGCTCAACTTTGGATACCCATGCCTTACTAGGCTTTCCATGACCTTTATAGTATTGTAGCGGCTTGCCAGTTGTTTTACTGACAAGCGCCCAACGACCTTTTACTTTTTTCAATGTTTCGGTTATAAACTCGTGTGCTCTCATGATAGTTGCCCTACGCTCCAACCAGTTAGTCCAGCACCATTTGCTAGCGGTGTAAAATGGCGCACCGCATCTTGATAAGAATTAAAAGTTCCATTTTCTGATATCTGTCTACCTTGAACAAATAGCGCATACTCACCACGCCCACCAGGATTTGCAATTCTAGGTCTAGGTGCTGGTGTAAGTTCAGCAGCAGGTTGATTTACAATAGCCTCGCCTGGTCCCATATAGAATAATTCTTGTTCTTGGGTATCGGGATCAACAGCAAACATCTGAATACCATTAATGCCACCCAATGTGCCACCCCAACGCACCGAACTGCTATTGCGTCGTTGAATATCATTAGCATGCTCTTTTGCTTGTTCTGGATCGTTGTAAGTAAATGAAGTAATGGTTTGTCCAGTATCTGTGTATTTTAACAGATACTTTACAGCACGACCTGTAGCAGCACCAGAAGCAGTTGTATTTGATTGTGCCGCTTGTGGTGGCAGTGATGGCACACGGTCTTCGCCTCTACTAGTAATACGCATCATTTCATCACGCAAGTATTGTAGTGAATATTCATCTAATAGTAGAACACCAAAACGATCTGCTCGCAAACCACTTACGCCCCAATGTTTTTCAGCCGCAGGAGCAGCCATCTTTACTATTTCACTTTGATATGTTGAATACATTTCAACCTGTGGAATAAACACTATTGTTTTACTGTCCATTTCATTTGGATTAGTAGAATAGTATTGAACACGAACCATACTGTAGCCAGGGTAACGCAGACTTACATCAGCAAGTGGCATCTGACGGTCATGGGCAAACTTCACTGCTGCCTCAATCATATCATATGGAGCAGTGCCATTGATTTTTACTACTTGCTCGCCGTCTTCATTTTCCAAGAAACCATCAACTGGTCCGCTGCCTATCGGTGCAATAGGCTTACGACGCTCTTGGGCAGTGCGTAATTCTTTAACAAGTTGTTCTTTGTCAATAGCGCCAGCAGTGTATTTGGCAAACAATTGCATAGTATTGTCTTTTTCACCTATACCAGCACTTACAAACTTATACAGTTTCTTTTGATATTCTCTGCTTGCATCTTCAGTATCAGCAGCGGCACCTATGACACGAACATAACGCAACATAGTATTGCGAATTTTTTCATATTGTTCAAAATAGTTACCACCAGCACTGCGGAACTCAATATAATTTGGCTTGATATTCACGCTAACATAACGGTCGCCACGAGGAACCAATAGTTTATTGATTTCTTTTTTGGCAATATCTTGCAATCCACCACGCATCTTATCAAGGATTGCTGGTACATTCTTTCGGGCATTTCTACCACGCACTTCACGCTTTGCTTGATCAAAACTACTCTTAGTCCATCGTGAACCAGCACGACCAAATGCTTTAAGCACATACTCATCACCAAGCAACATGATTACTTTAAGATGGTCAATGTTTTCTAAGGTTTGATTAGGGATACTAACACCAATATGGAAACCTGTTGTGCGGTTTGTATAATAATCATTGCTCTTTGCCCAATCAAATACATTCTCTAACGCAGCCAAGCCATCTTCTAGGTTCATTGGAGGTGATACAAGTTCAATACCACCATCGCCATCATCATTTGGACTATCTAGCGAACTATCTGGTTCAAATATCCAAGTGCTTTCATCACGAGTTGCTCCGTGATATCCACTGCTTGCTCGTGCTTTATAACCAGTTGTGCGTCTAAAATCATCAACAACATCACCAATGTCTGTGGTTGGTTCTTCTCTACTTCTGCTATATGTATAATGCGGCCAAGTTAGCGATTCACGAGTATTGCGATTTACCCAACGCATCCAATCATACATGTCATCAATGCTATTACGACTTAAGAATCTGCCCCAAGTATATTCTTCGTTTTCTTCCATCCAATTGGTGCGAACATTATCTTTGGCATCATCAAGTTCTCGCTCACTTGCCTCGTCCATAGGCGTATCGCCTAATTCTTCTTGAACTGCGTCTTTGTAATCATCAGTGCCTTCAAATTCATTATCATAGGTTTCATATTGGTATTCACTAAATGCTTCATAGAACGATTCTAATGCACTTTCAACATCACTGCGAGTATTGTAATCGCTAACAAAAAAATCCATAACATCACGCTGACGATCACGATATGAAGCCGTGCCAGGAAAATCCTCATTGGCATCCATATCCTCTTCTTCTTCCTCATCGCCTTCTTCACCGCCAAGACCAGGAATATACATTTCGGTTTCAAATCCAACCTTCATGCTCTTGGCAAATGGAGTATCAGCAAACTTTTCAAGAGATGTAGGACTCATATTGATTTCGTTTAGGATACTTTCTTCAATACTTTCGTTACGAGGAGCAAGTTGAACTTCATAATCCTCATCACCAAGATGTTCATCTGACCAAGATTCAGCATAGCGTTCAGCACCACGAGGTGATGCTGCACGGAACTCGTGGACTACACCACCTCTGGCAATGATTTGGTATTTTACACCTTCCACAGCAGTAATGTTAGAAGATGTGGCTGTTGCATTTGCTGGAATAGCATTGCCCGTAATATCATAACCACGATCTATTTCTAACTGTGAATATTGGCGTGGTTGTTCTGGTTGTGCGGTTGGTTGAGGAATTACTTGACCTTGCGTATCCCATAGATTATTGTTGTTTGGTGATCTTATAGCAATACTTGCTAATGGTAGATTACGTTCTTGCGCAAATCTTTGGGCTGCTTGCGTTGCTGCGTAAAAACTTTGTGCTTGTGTTGCTAATAATTCTGTGCCATCGCTACGGTTTACAACAACATAGGTTGCTGCGCCACCACTGGGCAATTGTAGTGCTTGTGTACCAGCACCAGGTATTGGTGTATTTGAATCATCGTTTGCAAGGGATAAGAACCAATCGCTATCACGATAACCATATTCACGCGTCAGACGAGCAGCAATGTCTCGTGCTTGCTCATTATCTGGCGCACGAAACTGTGTAACCGCCTGCTGATTGTTTGATCTGCGGATAACATACATAGGTTGAATAGATGATACAGTTCGATCACCGCCAATTGATAATGGTTGGCGTGTTAGAATATCATCTGCTTGACCATCACGATCACGAGTATCTCTTAACGCTACTAGGTCAAATGAACGACCACTTGCTCGCACTATGCGTGTGGCAATATCATATACATCACTGTAAGTCATTCTTGGAGATACTACAAATGATTGCCATGGGTTGCCAGTTATACGACTGATAATCTGAAATGTAATACCACCAATCCCATCGTAATCTACATACGGTGTATCATCATCGTCACCACCACCAACATTTGGTTGCGGTGCTTTTGCTTTCTTGGCAAAATCACGCTTGCTTTGTGCTGTTTTAACATAACTTATAAGTGCTGCGCGAGGCATATTACCTGTTGCAAATGCTGTGAAATACTTGATAGTATCGGTTTCATCTTTTTTATCAGCAGTAAGCAGTTTGGCAAATTTCTTTTGGTATTCTTGGCGTTCTGCTTCTGGGTCAAGGGCAATGTTCATAGCATATACAACACGTAACAGTGTGTTTACTACTTCATCAGTATCCATATCAAGCCAGTTACCGCCTGGTGAACGAAACTCTACACGATTATCTTTTGTATTGATACTTGTAAACTTGTCAGTATAACCACTGTGAATAAGTTTGGATGCTACTAGATTTAAATTCTGACGCATCGCATCAACGGCTTTATTAGCCTTTTCTGGATTTTGTTTAATGAATGAGGCAATCTGTTCAAACGCACTACGAGCGTATGAATTACCAAGACGACCAAACTTTTCAAGAATATACTTGTCGCCTAAAAATAGTGCAAGTTTAACATAATCAAGTTTATCTAACTTATAACCTGGTATAGAGATGTTCATATGCAAACCAGTTTTATCATTGGTATAAGCATTGCCATCTTTTGCCCACGCCTTGACCTTATTGATTTGGTCAATCATAGTTGTGATATCAAGTGGTGGTGATACAAACTCTAAACCTTCGCCACCTTTGCCACGAGTAGGTTGTAGACTGCTATCTGGTTCAATAACATACGCATCGTTTGGCTTTGCTATGCCGTGATAACTGCCGCTCTTAATAGTCTTCATACCAACAGCACGACGGAAATCACCTACATCAACAGTAGAGCGAGTTCTGCGGTCATAATAATCAGGTTCAGTCCAGTTTGGCCAAGATAGCCCAAGACTGCTATTATTTGCCAAATTACTCATATATGCGCCACCATAGTTGTCTTCTAAAAATTGTTCAAGATAGTCGTCAATGTTATCGTCATCTTCAAGATTATCTACCCAAGTTTGGAAATATCGTGATTTAAACTCTTCATATGGATCAATCGTATCAATTTCTTTAAATAGTTCTGCTTGATTAGCATAATCACGACCATAACGTTGGTCAATAAAATCTTGAATACGGGCGCTAGTATAATTATCCCATAGCGGACCTTCAATATAATCGTTCCATGCGTCATGGATCAAAGCAGTTGCAAAGTTTACTTCACGACGACTATTGTGGTCGCCAACGAAGAACTGCGTAACATCTTGTACTAATGCACTAAAACTTGCGGTAGAAACACGCTCATCTTGGTCATAGTCTGGTTCGCTATCAAAGTCTTCATATGGATCATAATCATCATCTTCCTCTTCTTCAAGATTAGTGACGATAAGTTCAAATTCAAGACCTGCCTTGGCATTGGGAATCTTTGCCACTGCCGCACGAAGGGCTGACGGACTCATATTCACTTCATTTAGGATTTCTTCAAGGATTAGGTCTTTGTCGCTCATTTATATATTTACCGTTTTTAAGGTTTGCGTTGTTTATTCAAATACTGTACTTTTGCGCCATTTTCATCTGGTTCAACCTCACGATCCCAAGGAAATGTGGCTACCTGACGGTCAGGATAATCATTGCCGCCACCAACAGTTCCTATGATAGAACCAGCGTGTTCATTTTGTTGCGGTCCAAATTTCTTTATAAACTTTGCTTTGTCTTTTGGCATTTCGTAGTCTAATGAAATTTGGTTATCAATTCTGCCTCGCTCATCAACTATTATATCAACTGCAATATGCTTAAATCCAAGTGCAGTTTGTGCATATACACGATACATCTTTTTAAGGTCAGGCAAGAAACCTTGAACAAAAAACGAAACGGTTGCTTTTGCAAAACGCACATATCCAAGTTTAAATGCTTCTTCATATCCATCAATGTCTTTACTATAAAGCCATCCCAGATGTTCTTCCTTCGTAACATATTCAACTTTGCGATTAGGCAAAATCCAACCATGTGTTTCATTCGGGTCAAGTGCTTCTTCAATGCTTTCACTTTGTTGTGCTTCTGCATCCCACTTCTTGTGTAAGAATGTTAGCAAACCTTTTACATCGCTAGCACCGATTTTGCGCATTGCTGCAATAATTTTAGTTGCTGCTTCATAACCACTGTTGCCTGGCTTACGAGCATTGGTAATTTCATTACGTAACCCAAGGTCATCAGCAAACTGACCACCGCTCCAATAGGTTAAACTATAACGCAGTTTATTTGCTTCTTTGGATAACTCACTGCGTTTCTTCTTAAAGATAAGTTCTAACCAAGGAGCAAGATATTTCTTACCATTAAAGGTGCTTATATAACCAGTCTTCTTTTGACCACGAATTAAATCTTGGGCTTTGCTTACTGGTATTGCTCGTTTGGTGTCCTGTAACTTCCACGCATTTTCATTGCTATAAAGATAAGTTGGTAAGCCACGCTTCTTTGCTACAATCATTAACTGACGAGTAGTTGGGCTTGCAAATTCACCTGCTTCTTTAAGCAAAATATGAACGGCTGTAATAGCATCTGCTGGTATTGTTGGCTCACGTGAGAATACACGGTCTTCGCTTTCACTGTGCTTTTGCTTATCAAATCCTGCCCAATAGTCAATTGCTTTAACTGGATAACGACGATTAAACCAATTGCCATCAAGATTAAACATAACAGCAGTGCCGCCAGTAAATTCGTGATAACCGCCTACTTTGCTGCGAGTGGTAGATAAGAAATAGTTATAACCTTTTGGCGCATACTGATCTTCTACACTACCAGTAGAAATGCTCAACATAAACTCATTGTTTTTAAGAATGTTTAATGCTGCCCCTACACTGCCTGTATAGTGGAACAGCACTGGTGATGCTGCTTCGTCAATTTGTGATTCTGCTACTAATTCATTCTTTGTGATAGATTTCATAATCGGTAGATAGCGTGGTTGAACTTTTTCCATATCTTCACGATGTATGTCAAGATGACCTTTGCGAATAAGTTCTGCGTGATACATAAAATCACCAAAACCATCTTCTTCTTGTGAAATATGTTGATTGGCATAGTCTTCAAGTTCTTGTGCTATTGCCAACATGTTGCTATTTGGTTCAATAGTTTCATCTAAATCTTTACGATGACTGCGCTTGTAATATGAACACCAACCATTTGGCGCAATCTTACCACTAACAGCCGAACAACCATGAGGAGGACGCCACATAGTGCAATGATCACAACGTTGACCATTGCGAGGCATATCCTGGTACTTTGCTACGGCTTTGGTTGATTTTTCTGCTGCTTCATCTAAATTTTCATTTGCCAAGTCAGGAGCAACCATATAACTGTTCTTGGAACCTGGTGGAAATTCAAAACGTTCCATGCCTTTCTCACGAGCAGCGGCACGAGCCTTCTTGAACATTAGCGTCCACCAGCGGCGATTAGCATAATCTTTATTGCCCATATAGGCTTTTGGATCAGTAATGCGCAACTCTGCCCATTGGTCAGGAGTTAGGTCTTCATCTAATTCATACTTTGGCAAACCATATAAATCAAGGTCTGTGCCGTGTGTAGAACCATAATCGGTATCGTCCTTATTAGGTTCATATGGTTTGCGACCACGTTTTACAAGTTTAGGATTATCGCCCCAATCGCCACCAATGCCTGGTGCTTCGGTAACAATGCCCATTGCCTTTAACATAGCACGAGCAACTACACGGTCTTTTTCTTTTTCTACTTCTGGCAACTGTGCATAAGTTTGTTGGGCAAGAGCATAACGTTTCTTTTTCTTGTCGGGAATAGTTGGAGTATCTAACTGCAACTTGCCCATATAATCAGCCACGGCAGTTTTATTCCAACCATCGTGGATAGCATTAGCAATTGCTTCTACATCTGTAATGCCACTATCAATCATACGCTTTGCAGCAGTGGCACTTTCAATGTTTGCCAACCAACCAAAGTTATTGGTAGGTGTAGATAAACCATAGTGATAAGCATCATCAAGTGCTTTATCACTTATGTGTGCAAGTTGTTCTACTGATAGGCTTTCACGGATAATGCTTTCACTGATAATACTTTCTTCAACTGTCTCACTTAGTCCCATGCCACTACGAACTGCTTGGAATAGTGTTTTACCATCTACCATAATATTTTGTGGCACACGGGTAGCACGTTCAAATGCTTCTGGGTCACCAATCTTCGCTGCTTCACGAGCATTTGTAGCACTCGTTAAGCGAGGGCTTTCCATAAAGGATAACGGTTCAAACTGATAGAAACCGTGTGCTACTTGCTTGCCGTTGTATTGTTCCAATACTGGTCGCATTGATGCCATATCGTCTTCACCAGCCACGAAAGTGGCACTACGGAAGCCTTTGTCATAAAGATATGCGGCTGCTTGTAAGAATGTTTTAATTGAGGGGTCTTCAACGAGATGTCCTTGTGTTTGTGGATAAAGTGTTTTTACCCATTTTACTTTTTGATCATAGGTAAGAGGATTCTTTTTAGTATCTTGACTTTTACTAAGGAATAATGCCCAACTGCCTTTCTTTGCCACGCTGGCAAGAGTATTAATTAACCCTTCGTGTCCAAAGTGCGGAGGGTTCATACGTCCAAATGCAAATGAAATATGCGGATTTGGTGCTTCGTTAAAAATGGTGCGATGGCTTAAGGTCATTATACAATCCAGATAAAATATTTATCTGTATAATGGGTAGGGGTTAATTTGGTGTCCAGCGATGACGAGGCACAAGTTTAATATTAGGTTCGCCATAATTAACATAACCTTCGCCACCTTTTTGACCTTTGGTAGTTTGTTGAATATCGCCACCTTCACTATCTAATTGGTCAATAATTTGATTCTTAACCGTGCGAAGATTTTCTAATACCGCAAATGTAGCAATAAATCCTCGTTGATTTTGCGCAATCCAGTCTTGAATTTTTTGTTGCATTGGCGCAGATTGCCTGCTACTGCTAGTTAGCCAAGTTATAAATTCACTTGCAAGGTCATTTGTTCTGCCAACCCTTGCCATCTGATTGTTAAAGTTATAAAGAACGCCTTTAAATCCTGCCATTTTCATAGCAGCAAGGCGTTCATCATTTAAAAAATTATCAATAGCAACTTTATTTGCAGCAACATATTTCTGTAAGTCTTGTAATTTTTTTGTATCAATTTTAACGGGTTGCTGTGCATATTTTGGACCCAACACAATTAAACCTTGTGTTTTATTAAATGGCGTAAAATCATCAATAGGTTGCTGTTGATCATCGCCCATACCAAACTGTGGAAAGTATGCATGTCCTACAACTGCTGCGGTTGCTTTTGATATACGTTGGCCAAGTTCAGTTGATTGTGGTACGCTATAGGTAACATTGTTTGGTGTAAATGTGTATGCATTATTTTCTAATTGGGGACGACGCATAAACAATAAATCACCATACACATAACCACGAAAATCTTGTGGAGTTGCTGCTTCAAACAGCGCCCATAGACTAGCATACTCATTAGCAAAACGCATACGTTCATCTTCTTTATCGGGCGTAACATTGCCAGTACTCATGATAAATTTAACAAGTTCTGCTGGACTTTGACTTTTTCCGCTGCTATCGGGTTTTAACCAACCATTGTGTCCAACCATGATAAATTTACCATTTGGCTCACGTCCCCAATATACTTGAGGTTTGCCATCCCATTTCCAACGCACGGTTTGTGGATTGCTTGCGAGAGCGGAAAGACGAGAAATGGCAGTAGATGCACCATCACTGCCATTTATCAATACCAAATCTTCTACGTGCTGAAATGCACGTCCTACTTTTGGTGCCTCGTTTACTATCTGATTTATGAACATCAAATATTTATAGGTTTTCTAAGAACCACATATAGGTAGGAACACTAATAGTTAAACGCCATTCACCATTTAAACCAATAACATTGAGTTTTTCTGGTAACGGTTCATCTTCATATATTGGTTTGCCACCTTTTGTACCAATTTGTTTGTAGAATCTGCTATTAAAATATGCAAGCCATTCTAATTCAATTTCATCAATTTCAACTTCTTTAATCCACAAAAGTTGATCAGATAAAATATTGCCGCTATCATCTACTTCGGTATGTTTTGGTTTTTTGTTAAGCAATCGAATCTTTAACTCATGCTCACCTTCTGGCAATTCTTTAGAAAAAGAAACAGATTTAATTTCTTTATTACTTTCTAATTCAGAAACTTGTCCGCTTTCAATTGATTCATCATCAATTAAAATTTCATAACTTGGCGGCTCATTGTGCCAAGTACTACTAAACTGGATTTTAAATTCTACTGTTTCTAAATCATCAGACATAAAGATTAACCTTTTTTCTTACCTAACTTTAATTTAATTGGCTGTGGCGAAGCAGTTGGAGTTGCGGGTGCTGCTTGTGCCTGTGGGTCAAGATGATGTGGGCCACCATTTGAAGTTTGGTTGAGCAGAACTTTCTTAAGTTCTTCAACATTTCCCTCATACTTGTGATAACCAGTATGGTCAAGTTTAATGCCAGTGTCGGCAAAAATCTTACCACCTGCCATACGCCATAGATAACAGAATGTCCAATCTTCGGAAAGATAGTTATCATCCTTGTCAATCATAGTATCAAACAAGCCATACATAAGTGGCTCATACTGCGCACCAATGCCGATATTATCACGATACTTAAGTTCTGGATGCAGGTTAATCAATTGTTCAATAACCTGACGCTTTACCATCATGAAGCCTGTTCCAAGGGTTGAAACTTCAACAAGATCACCCATAGTAATTGGATTTGGAACTGTGTTAATAACATAGCGAATTGGGATACGCTTCATTGGATATACGCCACCGACGACATCTTGATTGGCGAGTAGCAAACGAATGATCGCTTCTGGATCAAATCCAAGATCAACGTCAATAAACATTAGGTGTGTTGCTGCTTGGTTAAACAAAAACTTTGCAACAAGGTTGTTTCGCCCACGAGTAATAAGTGATTCATTAACCATCGTATCAATAGAATAGTTAAGTCCCATCTTACCCGCAATAATGCCAAACTTAATCATTGCAATAAAAGTTGCTTCATTGCATAGACCACCATACATTGGTAGGCAGAAATGAATATGTTGTTTTCTTAAAAAATCTAATGCCTCTGGCGGCAAACCAAACGTATTATCTTGTGGTGGTTGTTGATTAATTTCTTCTGTCATTGACTCTTTCCATTAAGTGTAGATATTATTATATATCTACTATAGCAAGTGTAACAGAATTTTTATGTATTGTAAAGAACTCTATTAATATCACCAGCAGAAAAATTTGTGATATGCGCACGGCACCACACAAAATTTCCAGTAAAATTATAATAGCTTGTGCCATTTACAGGATTAGTGCCATCACCAACTGTAGTAGTAGTTATATCAAACCAATCGTTCTCTGTTGGATTTGTTAATAAGGTTGCTTGAAATTTAATTATACCAACAAATCCACTTAAGCTATACGTTACAGTGTGTAAGCCATCTGTATAACCATAGTATCCGTTACCTTTAAAAAGGTTACTGCTCCAAGTAGTACTAACGCCATCATATGGCGGATAAACTTGTCCAAACTGAATTGCACTTAAAACTACTTGCGGTAAGCTAGCCATTATTTTCCACTTCTACTAAACATTTATCGCCAGCTAGTTCTTGAATAACTGCAACTAACTGGTCTATAGTATCGCTATCTAGTTTTGTGTCAGCAGTTTTATTGTCTGCAACTAGTTGCGATACTTTTATTGTAATTGATTCTTCAAATAGTTTAGCCATTGATATTCTCCAATGTATTTATTCTAGGCTTACGCCCACGCTTCTTGCCCGCCCCACGATTCGAGCCATTTGGTTTAATATCATACGCAAGACCAAGGCGAGTAGGTTCCATGCCATCAATTTCATCAATTTTTTCAATAGGAACACTAAATTTGCGACCGCTGCGATGAGAAGAAATAAACTTTAGCGTTCCCTCATCACTTACGACCTTATCTACATTGAGAAATAAACGTTTTTCCATTGGCATACCACCAAATGCTGGAACAGGACAACGTGCTAAAATACGAGTCTTGTCATTTACGATACCACGAGAAATCAATGCTGTTGCTAATTCAATATTCATTATGTTACGCTTTCACTTTCTTTACTAATTTATAGACTTTTTTGATACCATCTTGAAACAACATATACAGTAGCGGAATATTGTCTGCACTTCTGCAATAAACACGAACTGTGCCATAGTAATAACCTGTTTCAAAACCTGTGGCAGTACGAGTACACCAGCGATTTAGTTCGTATGGAAATGACAAGTCATCTTTGTTGTTATTAACAAACTCATACAACTCAAGTAGATTTTCTCGCTGTGTTTTTCTGCCACCATAGCCACCTGTTTGCCAACCCCAATAAGTTTCAAACTCAACCTGATAAGGAATATCTGGGTCATACCTTGTTTCACTTACCAGTTTAACATCAACTGCGATATTGTCAAGGTTTTTAATTTCAGAAATATACTGATTATTGCTTGTGGTAAATCCTTTGACTGATGCAAGCAATGATGGATCAGCAAGAATTGCATCAAGCGCAGTGGTGCTATTCGTAAAGAAACGCAAAAATGATTCTTTACGAAGACGACAGTATGGATCAAGCTTTTTTAAGACATTTCGCATATTTCCAAAAATATTCCAATCTCTTGGAATTGCTAGTTCTACACGAAAATGATACTTTCCATACCATAGTTTGTTTTCGGTACTAATATGCCATTTAAACAAATGGTCTTTAAACCGATCACGGTATTCAATCAGCGTTAATTCTGCTATCTCTGTCATCTTCTGCCACCAATTCTAACTTGTCACCATTTAGGTCCACCTTAATATTAGCATAGTTTCCTGTCTTGTCAAACAGTATTTTCTTTGCTAACGGAACTTTAATGTGTTCATGGATAGTGCGTTGCATTGGTCTGGCACCAAGACTTGGAGTATATCCTTTCTTGCATAACCAATCCCATGCAGCATCAGTAAGTGAAACAGATGTATTCTTTAGGGCAAGTTGCTCATTAAGGTCACGAATAAACTTCTCTGCAACCTTGCGAATTGTAGCGTTATCAAGTTTGTTAAATGTAACAATCGCATCCACTCGATTGCGGAACTCTGGGCGGAAGAACTCCTTAACCGCAGCATCAACTGCATCCACATTTGTACCGCCACCAAAGCCAATAATGTTACGTTCGCTATCAGCAGCACCCAAATTACTAGTCATAATAAGGATAGACTGGCGGCAATCTGCTCGTTTGCCATTGGTGCCAGTGATGAAACCTTCGTCCATAACTTGCAACAGCACCTGTGAAACATCAGGATGTGCCTTTTCAATCTCGTCAAAGAGAATGATAGAATGTGGATTCTTGGCAATCTCACTAATAAGCAACCCACCAGCAAGGTTAGCATCTTCATAGCCAACATAGCCAGGAGGCGCACCAATAAGGCGTGAGATAGAATGACGTTCTTGATACTCACTCATATCAAAGCGCAGCAACTTCATACTTAAACGATCTGCCAATTGCTTGGCAAGTTCTGTTTTACCTGTACCAGTAGGTCCAAGGAACAAGAATGAGCCAACAGGCTTGTTATCAGCCTTTAGACCAGCCTGTGATACCCACACACGGTCAAGGACTTTATCAACTGCCGTATCTTGATTATACACAACTGCTTTAATCTCAGCGCCAATGTTAGGCATAATCTTTTGTGTATTTTCAGCGCCTAACTGTGCTTCTGGAATTCCAGTAATGCGAGAAAGTTCGCGACGAATCTGCGCCACATCAATGGTGCGTGAGCCACGTGCTTTTGTACGGCGCAATGCTGCAGCACTGTCAATAAGATCAATTGCTTTATCTGGAAGTTTCTTATCTGCTTGATAACGAGCAGATAGTTCTACTGCCTCACTAATTGCTTCATCGGTAATTTTTACACCATGAAAAGTTTCATAGTTTTCTTTAATACCAAGCAGAATAGTTTTACAATCCGCAATACTTGGTTCATCTACAGCAACACGATTGAAACGACGCATAAGCGCACGATCTTTTTCAAACTGCTGAGTATATTCTTCCCAAGTAGTTGCAGCAATAACCTTAAAATCACCACGAGCAAGTGCTGGTTTTAACATATTAGAAAAATCTACACTGCTATTACTGCCACTGCCAGCACCACGCATCTGATGCGCTTCGTCGATGAATAAAATAATGTTACCAAGTTCGGTAGCTGCTGTGATAATTTCTTGAAGCTTCTCTTCAAAATCACCACGATACTTTGTACCGGCAAGCAGCGAACCAATGTTTAAACTATAAACTTCATGGTCTTTTAGGAATTTTGGTACGTCGTTATTGACGATATTATATGCAAGACCTTCTGCAATAGCAGTTTTACCAACGCCAGCGTCACCTACTAGTAACACATTGCATTTGTTCTTGCGAGCAAGAATCTGCGTCATATCAGCAATTTCAGTAGTGCGACCAATTACCGCTTCAATCTTGCCATTGCGTACCATCTCATTTAAATTAGTACAATGTTCATCTAGCGCATTGTTTGCTAGGTTAATATTTTTCTTGTTCTTGCTCTTATTATAAGTTTCAATAACCTTTTCAGGTTCAACGCCATATTTTTTTAGATAAAAAGCAGCATGACTATGTGATTCTTTTGTAATTGAAAGATAAAGATCACTGATATGAATAGTTTGGCGACCAAGTAAAATTACTTGTGTAAAAGCACGATTGAATACTCGCTCAAGACTTTGTGTCTTTTTCGGCTCATCATCTATATTACTTTGTGGATAGTTTTCGAAGATATAATCTTCAATTTCTTTGGCTAGATTCTCTACATCTACACCCATTGTCTGTAATACTTGCATAAAACTTTTTTCATGTAGCATAGAATATAGTAAATGTTCAACTGTAAAGTATTGATGATGGTTTTCAGCAGCAAATTGCTTGGCTACCTTAACAATTTTTTCAAGATCGTTGTTGCTATTAAATTGGGTCATAATATTAATATAGCACCTTTTCTATTTAAGTCAAGTGTTAATTGGTTTGATTTTTTGTATTTGTGCAATTAAATCAAGTTGTTGTGCAGTAAGTGCAGATGGTATAAGGATATTAATCTTGGCAATATACTTGCCACGAGTACCGTTCTGTCTAGGGAATCCTTCGTCAGTTATACCAAACTGGCTTTGATGTTGAGTTCCTGCTGGAATATTAATTTCAATTGTTTTACCACTTGGTAACATAATTGGTATATTGCAACCCATGATTGCTTGGAAACAATCAATTGTTATTTCTTCAATAATATTTTCGCCATTTCTTAAAAATCTTGGATGGCTACGAACTATTATCTGAACTTCTAAATTACCACGAGGCACTGCTGGATTAGCATCATCGCCACGTCCAGAAATAGTAAAAACATTACCGTTTTCAATGCCTGGTGGAATTTCTAGTTGCAAAGTATCGGTTTGATTTGTTGTTCTAAATTCAATAACTTTTACTTGACGTTCGAACGTTTCTAAAAAATCCATTTCAATAGTTACACGAATATTACGATTTCGTGGTTGCTGACGAGTGGCAAATCCAAACTGTTGTGCAAATTGTTCGTGAAATGCACCAAATGGGTCTGGTCCGCCGCCAAAATTAAAATGAAACTCAAATGGATTACCGCCACCACGGTGTTGTGCCTGGCCATATGGATTATACTGTGGTTGTGGATTGCGCCGAGTATGATCATAATGCGCACGAGCGTTTGGATCACTTAATGTGCTATATGCCTCGTTAATTTGCTGAAACTTAGCCTGATCACCACCCATATCTGGGTGATGCTGTTTAGCAAGGCTTCTAAAAGCTGCCTTTAATTCTTCGGGGCTAGCAGTTTCTGCCACTCCCAATGTTTCATAATGATTCATTTTTATTATACAATTTTTCTGCGTTTTTATAAGCAATCTTCTCACAAATATGTGGTGGTACTTGTGCTAAAATTTCACGCCATACATCAATAATTTCTGGATAATGTTCCCAAGCAGCAATAGTATGACAGTCTGTGCCAAACATGATTTGATCTTGCCAACGATTTAATAAAGCCAACCAGTCACGTTTAATCTTACCATTGGTTTCTAAGAAACTGCTTTCTAATCTTGCTTGTTTTTCTTTGCTCTTTAAACTATAACGACCTACCCAATCACCATATTTGTTGAGCCATATTTTGCGAAAATGAAACATATCTTTTTTACTAATCGTCATATAAACATTTTTATGACGATTTAATATTTCATTTGCATGTGCATCATCTGTGTATGCGCAATGTGGAATAATAAAATTAACATCTGAATATTCAGAAAATAATTTATTAAAATCTGGCCAATCACGTTCCCAATTATAATTTTCCCAATGAACCATTACAGGTATATTACGTCCTCGCAACCAATTCATAAGTATTTTACTATTTGGTGCTAAACAATTAACATATCGCTCACCAGTTAGATTTTTTTCTTTAAATTCAATAATATGCTGCTTATCAGCATGAACATAATGAAGTTCGCCAATAAATTTTGCGCCTGCCCGAACTTCATCCATTGTATCTTTAACAAAAGCCGTAGTTAAATCATCACGTTGATCCATACGCTTGTATGTGCCTAACACAATCTGCCCTGGATATTTCTTAGCAATATCTATAGTATGCTGACGACCATCTTTTTCTTGTTGATAACGTCCAAACAGCGCAAGGCGATACACTCCAGTTTGATTCATCATATCAATAATATGTTCGCCACTGACATTACTATTAATTTGTCCCATTGCGTCAAATATAGGACCATTGTATTTTACTTTTGGTTTGTTTAGTTTATTGAGTTTTAATCGCAAATATACAAAATATTCACAAAAATCTTGATAAAAATTATTCAGCATAGAAATCTCCTCACTTAGATAATTATGCCATGATAAGGTCTATCTGTCAAGAATTAAGTGGTGCTGATTGAGCCACCAGGTGGCTTTGTTGCCCCTGTTGCTGCGCTTGCTGCGGATGTTTTTTCTTGAGTTCTGCCATAAGCAGAAATACCAAGAATCGCACCAAATGCAAGGTGAATTAACCCACCATTTGACAGTGTAAGGCTTTGCCATTGAGCATAGGTAACTGTATTTGCACCTAAACTTTTTAAGAAAATTGGCATCAACATGCTTAGAATTGGTGCAGCAACAAAGTCAAAGAAACAAATTAGCATATAAAGCCAACCCATTGCAGGACGCCAATATGACTTCATCCAGTGTTCGCTTGCTTTATCTTCTTTTTTATTTTCTTCTTTGGCTATCTGCGCACGTTCATACGCAACTTCATCTTCTTTTTGGTCTTCATGACGATCTTCAATCGCCATCTTATGATATTCTTTCTTTTCTTCTAACGCAAAACGCATTTCTTCAAGACGAAGTTTGCGAAGTTCAATATTATTTTGGTCTGATTCTGATAATACAGGTGCAGGTGGAGCAGCAGTTTTTAGCTGTGCATCATCTGGACGTTCATCATCCGCCATACGACGAGGGCCAACTGGCTCATCATCATCTTCAATTGGTGCTGCCACTGGTAGTTCCTGACTTGGTTGTACCTTGGGTAGAGGCTTGGGAATCGTAATAAGATTTGTATGCGTTAATTTGTGCTTGATATTGTCTAATGACTTTAACAAGATTGGCTTGATTAACAGATAGGTCTTCGTAATCTCTTGGGTTAATGGCGAAAAGGCTTTCGCTATGTGCTTTTCCAAATGCCGTGTCAATGTGATCTTCACTTCCAGGTTTTGCTGATTTATTTACCACGTGCCATTCAACGTCATTTAACTTAACTTGATCTACGCTAGGTAGTACAAGTGTTGGACGTTCAACAGTAACAACTGCTGTGGTAGGCTGCATTGTTTGACAAGCAGCGAGTAATAAACATAAGGGAATTGCTTTAGCAACCTTGAGCATTGGTTAAACCTTTATTGACAGTATCTTCTATGCAGCGGAATGATTTGGCTGTTGCATCATTCATACGCTTTTGTAATTCTGTAGGCTTGCTTTGTGCAAATGCGCCAAGGTCACGATTATTCTTTGTGAATTTTTCTTGGATATCTTGCACTTCATTACGAGCAGCCTGATAATCATCAAATGTTTTTTGTGAAATTGCTTGCTGTTCTTTTAAATCTGCTTGTGTTTTTTCTAACGTAGCAGTAGTAGTCTTAAGAGCAAAGTCTTTTGTTGCTACTTCTTGATTTAATCTTGCCAATTCATCTTGAGTATATTTAAAATACCCAACACCTGCGCCTATTAAACCAATGATAACAAATATCTTCCAAAGGCTAAATCCGAACATTAGATAATCCCACTTAATCGCTTGATGTCTTCTATATCACTATTTAACTTTTTAGTTTCATTTTTTATTCTTGTGAAATTTTTTACACTTTCATCATATTTTTCAGCAGTAAGCGGAACTATTTTTTCAAAATTTTCTTCGTTCATCTGTACATAATCGCCGCTTTTATACCAACGAAATTTCCATGAATCAGGTTTAATACCAGTTAGATGATCGAGGTCACCTAACATTTCTTTTATATAATTAAAGATGCCTGGTTTGCGTTGCACTTCAACAAATACTAAACGTTCATTATCGCTAACTTCACCTGTGCTTACGTCAGCGTCTAACACCCAATCGTAGCCATTTTCTAGATAGCTAACAAGATCATTTGCTGGCATAATATCACGAATTTTAAAACTTAAAGTGACAACATCACTTGCTTGTCCCATCTTGCTGTTATATTCATCAATGTGAATAGTTTCATCAACAAGATAGTTAAGGTCGCCCATTTGCAAACCTTCAGATATTTGGTTGCGCATTTTCTTCTGCTCCTGGTACTTCTTGTGGTGCAGCCTGAGGTGGCGCATTATTTGCAGTACTCTTATCAGTTAGACCTTTTTCTATACTAGTTTGTAAATCAGCCAAATCAACTTCTTCACCTGCAATTTCAACACTTCCTTGCTTAATATCACTCATAAGTTTTTTTGGCAACATCATTTCCACATACCAAATTGGAAAATCAACTAATTTTCCTTTATGGCTACCTGGTCTAATATCTGCTGGACTGCGAATTTCTACAGGAACTTGAACTTTATCTTTGGTATAAGTTATCTTTGCACCATATGGCATAAGACGTTTAGCTGCAGATGGGTCTGGCATACGATCAAGTGGCCACATAAATTTGCATTTTACCCAATAACGACTAATAATTGGACCTTCTACTAACTCACCCAAACGCCAGTTTGGAAATGCATAAAAATCCATACTATCTAACACACGTTCAAAATCACATAGCATGCTTAAGCTAGCATCGCTCATATATAATTTCTTTATGCTTTCTAAATTTGCTTTAACACTCATAGCAACACCTTTGAGATATTTATGATTGTTAATGGTCTTCAAAGATTACAACATAATTGTCATATTATGGCATTAAATAATTATGTGTTACAACCAACACAGGAATCTCAAATGCAGCATAAGCGTAAACAGAAATATAATCAGCCAACAAATAGTTTTAACAATGGAAACGGAAACTCAAACAAACGAAATTATAATAATGTTATCGAACCTGACCAATTCTTACCTGCTAAAAAAAGAAATGTAGATATAATCCCAAGAAACCTTAATCAAGAACATTATCTTGACCTACTAATGGATGATAGTGTAAGTATCATCATTGCAAGCGGACCAGCGGGAACTGGTAAAACCTTACTTGCAATGCAAGCCGCAATTAAAGCCTTAAAAAATCGTGATATTGAACGTATCATCCTTACTCGTCCAGCAGTGGGCGTAGAAGGTGAAAAACATGGTTTTCTACCAGGTGATTTAAATGCGAAAATGGAACCTTGGACCAAGCCACTGTTTGATGTTCTCCATGAGTATTATAGCACTCGTGAAACTCAACAGATGGTAGAAAATCAAGTAATTGAAATTTGCCCACTGGCATTTATGCGTGGTCGTACCTTCAAGAACTCTATGATTATTGCTGACGAAATGCAGAACGCAACACCTAATCAAATGAAAATGTTGCTTACTCGTATCGGTGAAGGCAGTCGGATTATTGTGACAGGTGACGTTCGTCAAACTGATAGAACAGAAGGCGAGAATGGTCTATTAGACTTTAGCCGTCTTATTGAACGTTTTACTGATAGTGATCATGTTGGCACAGTTGAGTTCAACGGTGGTGACATTGAACGTCATCCTGCAGTTGAAGAGATTCTACGCATTTATGGCGATATTTAATTATTAGGACGACTTAATATCTTTAATAATTGCCAATTATTATAAGCTTCTTCAACGGATGGGTTTTCATGAGTCATATCTTTTACCCAACTGGTTTCTTTGACCCATCCGTTGATTTTATTTTCATATGAAGCAACCATCCATGCTTCTACTAGGTATTGTTCATACCAAGTGTCATTTCCATTATCATCTTTTTGCAATCCAAAAAACGCATTGCCATCCATAATAGCAATTGTTTCTGCAATAGGACGCAACATGCGTTTTTCTTGGGCAGTAAATTTCTTTTTGCGTGTTTTCTTATACGTGTTATATATATGACTAAGAATTTCCATTAACTTCCGCTAACTCACACAATGTCGCACTAAGATTAATTTCTGCATCGGCAACCATAGAATGATTGACTAGCCCATTACGAATGATAACAATAGCACGATCTTGCCCCTCATCACTTGTTGAGAACAATTCAAGATTGTCATACATCCAACGAAATACTTCTTCAATTTCATCAGCACGAACTTGGTTGCATAACAATTTACGTGCTTCTCGCACCTTTCCATTCTTAAATAATTCAACTGCGGCAATGCGGTAATCGCTACTGCTTTGCGTATCATTACTCGCAGAACTTAAGGTTCCACCATTACTTGCGCTTTGCAAACTGTTAATGCATTTGCGCAGATCAGGATATGCTGCAGTTACATAGCTATCCAGTGTATCTAATTCAAAATCAACGCCTTCTTCAACAAGAATGGTAGCAGCACGAGCAGTAAATTCTGTTTTATCAAGACGTTCAATATGAAAACCTTGACAGCGGCTATGAAGTGCTGGGATAATCTTATTAGGATAGTTACAGGTCATAATGAAACGTGCGCTTGCACTATAAGTTTCCATCAACCCACGCAACACTGCTTGCGCACTTGGTGAAAGATAATCTGCCTCATCTAGCAGAACAATCTTAAACTCACCAAATGGCATTGTAGATACAAATCCTTCAATCTTATCACGAATGAAATCTACACCATTATCACGAGAAGCGTTGATCTGCAACACATCAAAGTCATCTACGCCCAAGTCATGGATAAGAACTTTGGCAAGCGTTGTCTTGCCTGTACCAGGTCCGCCACTGAATAATAAATGTGGAATAGTACTGTCACTAATCCATTGACGAACTTGTGCCTCTTGAGCAGCATCACGCCATACATAATCGACCACGCTACTTGGACGATACTTTTCAACCCAAAGATAATTTTTTGTCATAGGATTATATTAACACTGTGTTAGAGGAATGTCAATTGTTTAATAAGTTGGATTTAAACCAACAGTTAAATCTTCTTTTGGTGGCTCATCGCTGCTCATAAGAATATCTTTGGGATCAACTAGACGAATGGTAGTTGATACACCATCTTCATCTGTCATGTCAAGCCCACGAGTCCAACGACCATGTGCAACAAGGATATATTCACCTACTTTTACATCTTCTTGTTTTGGTCCAATCGCTACTACTTCTGCCCAACGAGGACGAATACCCTGACCTTTCTTATCATCGTCAAGAATAATAATACCACCAAGAGTCATGCGTTCGCCAAAATCCATATCTTTGACCATAACATTATTCTTAGTTGGTTGAATTTTACGATAATCTTGATTATAATGTAATGTGCTACTGCGTGGTCCAATGGTAGTTTTCATATTCTGTTTCTCTGATTTCTTAATTTTTCTGCTAATTCTTGACTACGAACAAGTGCATCTGCATATCCACCACTTGTTGGTGCAGCAGTTGTTGGTTCAACAACTTGTGGATTTTCTTTACTTGCAGCAATGTCACTTGCTGGATCAGTGATAGGTGTTTCAAATATATCAGCGATTGCAGCCTGCGAAGCTTGATCACTATTAGCATATATCGGGTTATCACTTAATACCGAACCTTTTTGTTGTTCATAAACTTCTTTCATGATTTCATCCCTCGTTTTAGCTATTACGCCGCCTGGACCAATAATGTCACCACGTGCATTTTGACGACTGTTTCCGACAGCAATAGTACGTTCTTGATGAATCTTTAATGCATTGATATCTAAATATTTTCCAGTTGCTGTTCGATACACACCCATTTCTATTCCTTTTACACTATTTAACGCATAAATTCATTGAAGTTTAAATTATTTTTAAGACTATGAATACGATGGACGCCAATTAGGTATAGCACGAAACTTGCTACACTTGAACCACGACCAACACCCCATACTACACTATTTTTACGCATCGTGTCAACAAGATATTTTAAGTATTGCAGCAGTGGCAATAAACCTCTGTCAGCATATTCCATCAATTCTTGACCAGCACGTTGCAATTCATTTTGGTCTGCACACTGTTCCAATACCCACTTGGCAATATCCATATTCTTATATTCATCGGGCATAAACCATTCTTGTTGGTTCATGCTATGATATTCTGCTACTGAACCATTTAACGTTGCTAGTTTTTTAAGTGGCTTGTAATCAAGATATAAACTCTTAATAGCAGAATTATACTTTTCTGGATTTACAATGGTAATATCATCAATGGTAAGTTGCGGATTTGTATATAGTAATTCCGCTAACTCACTGTCGCTAATTATACTGCGACCATATTCGTCAAGATTTGTCACCCTTAATAACCTCTGGCTTCCACCCTTTTTTAAGTGGAACAATGTTGTTTTCTGATTTCTTCTTGATTATTATAGCAGGTGGTTGATCCCATTGCAATATTGTTGGCCAATCATTTTCATCAGTTTCAACTATAAATTCTTTATTCTTTTTAATTGGAACGTCCCACGTAGTAGGAGTTGGTCTAAACCACCATGCTGGTTTTTCCCAACTTTTCATCGCCAAATCATCCATTACTTCTTCATTAGTAACAATATCTTCATCGATGTTTAATGCAATATCATCACTTTTATCGCTGCTAACAGAAATATATTCAAGAGTCGTTCGACCCTGTGTAATACTCAAAATCTTATACCACGTAACAACACCAATAACAAAGTTATTTGGTTGATATGGTAAGGTTACGATGCGAGATTTAAATTTCTTGTGCAGCGTTGGAAGTAACGGATTTTCTAAATGCACAAATATTGCATCTTGATATAAATCTTTTATTAAACTACGTATTCTACCAAAAGAAGTTTGTGGGTCTTCTTCATTGATAGATTCATCATTAAACCCAATGCTAATAGTATAATCGCATGGTTCAAGATAATCTTTAAAACAATTGATAGCAGTAAAATTTACATTCCAACTTACATCACTCATCCTATATCCAAACTATCCTTGAAAATTGGGTTTTCTTTTGCAGCATTTGCTTCTGCACGATAACGAGCGTTAATTTCTTCTTGGTAAGTATCTGCAACCATCCGCAACTGATTTAACATAGCAGTGTTACCCATCTTACCAGCAAAAGACATTTTCTTGTATGTTTCGTTGATAGTTTTGAGCAACTCATCCAATGTTTTTTCAGTTAAATTGCCCATCAATGGATGCATTATAGATCACCCTTCACACGATTTTCACTATGCCAAGCATCAAATTTGCCACCTGGATAGCGTGATTCTAACTTCTTTACATTTTCATTAATAACATCGTTTGGATCAAGTCCAAGTGCAGTACAGGCATTCATCCAATACCACATGATATCGCCTAACTCACGCTTCATATGGAATACGTTTTCTGCATTAAGTGGCTTGCCTTGAAAAAACATCTTCTTGATGATTTCATTAAACTCACCACTTTCAGCACTCAAGCCCATGCCAGCCGTCAATAACAATGCTGGACGAATATTGGTGCGGTCTTCTTGATATTCACTTAGTTCTTGGAAACGTTTTTCGAAAGCATATTCATACTTGCTTTCAGCACTAGTTACTTCTAGTACAAAGTCTTGGTACAGTTTAAGGTCTGTCATGATTTACTCCTACACTAATATAACGTTAGATAGGCTAGTAGTCAATATTAAATTTGTGTTTTAAACCATTTCTCAATGCCAGGATTACGTGGCGCACCAACGTAAGTATATCCCAAGTGAGCACCAGCACTTAATGTAGTAACATTTCCATTGATTGTATTAGCATGTAACAAATATAGATTAGAAACATTAACGTTTGCAGAAATCTGAACTACCTGACCATCAACTGCATAAGCAGGAAATGTAACATTAACGTTGCTAAGTTGTGTTCCAGTAGTACTGTCAAGGATAAGCTTGGTAGCCATTGTAATGGCAGTTGGGCTAGCAACTGTTCCATTTGCAACGTTAGCATACTGATAATCAGTATTATTACGCTGGCGAGATAGTGGGAAAACAGTAATGGTTGCGCCAGCGTTGTCGCTTACGAACTCATACCAGTATGTTCCAGTTCCACTCTGAGTGTAACCAATGCTATTATTGCTTGCATTATATTCTTGTAGATATTGCGTACCAATGCTTACTGCGCTTGGTAGAATCATGCGATGTGAAGAATCTCTAACAATTAGCTTTAAACGGATACGACCAACCGTGCCTGCTGCTGGAAAATTTGAAAATGCAACAGTAAATGTACCATTAGTTGAAACTATTTGGTAATGCCCACGGGTATGATCTAGTGTTACGTTTGTACTTACAAGACTATTATCATATTCTGTTTCACGAAAATCTTGAATTTGAGCACTGCTTAATAATGTACCAGCCATATTGTTATTAAGTGTGGTACCAGTTAGCGCACTCTTAACAATAACCTTGTTTTGCAAATCAGTGATTTCACTTGCAGCATATGCAAAGTTGTTAAGGATGTTGGTAAAGTTGTCACGAAATCCTTGACTGTCATTGTCAACGCCTGCTACAGGATATGCGCCATTGATATTGTTAGGATTAATATTGCTCATTTATTGGTTTCCATGTCTGTGGTATTTAGTTGTTTCATTTATTTATTTTAACAAATTTGTTTGTTTTAGATTTATCCATTATTCAAGAATATTTTCACGAGGAAATTTTAAGTAACTGTCATTGGCAAATGGTATTGTATATTGGTCTTCGTTGTTAATAAACACTGTTGCTTTTTTATCAAAAGTAGTAGGTGATTTAAGTTGAATTGTGCTAATATTTACTGACACATACGTTGGTACTGTTTGACCAGCAATACCAATACTTGCAGCACTATATTCTAATGTTTTGCCAGATTTTGCACCGAAGCGTACTGATACTACCTGATTAACTGTTATTTCTTTTACAAATGTAAGTGTTACTAAATTATTTGCGATAGAAATACTCCAGACACCAGCACGTTTGTTAGTGTTAGCAGTTCCTTGTTGAACTTCTGCATAACCAGGTACAGGCGTATTATTTTGTATCCATCCGTCATTTGTCAATGATGGAAAAAGTGTAGGGTTGTATTTTTCTTGCGTACTAAAAATTATTTGCTTACCGTTCCATCCGCCAGTAGTATCGCCATCTAGCCCACCGAGCGCAATAATACTAGCAACTGTGCTATTATCAACATAGTTAAATGGTATATCAATAGCATAATCAACACTTGCACTCGGAGTTATGCTTTGGATATAACCTGTGTCAAATGTAGTATATGCTTTCGCATCCCATTTTCCTGTTGCAATGTTGAAATTACGATCTTGATTATTATCTAAAATATATCTATCTGCAACAAATGGTACAGTTTTAATGTCTGTTGGTACGCTATGTTTTAACTTATAAAGAACTTTTTCACCAGTTCCTGGTTTTAAGTAAGCAAGCACTGCTGCTGTTTGAAAACCAATAATTTTTCCATTGTTTTGAATACTAGTTTGCCACTGCGGTAGTGTATTTGAGTTTAATTCGCCTACTGCAACAATGATGTCATTTATCATCAAGTCTAAATCATTTGGGTATAATTTTATACTAGATAGATGATCAGCAAATATAGTATAACGATTATCAAAGAAAGTAGTTTGTAAATCAATGACAGTATCTAATTTATAATTACCATTAAAAAATGTTATGAAATCATTGGGTGGAATATTCTTTTTAGTGACGCCATTAACAGTAGTATATGTTTTTGTATCTTCAATAAGATCAACATAAATTACATCATATAACGGATTACCATATTTGTCAGTAGCACTGGCATAATGATAATCACCAAAATAAAACTTTTTATTAAAATGGCGTTTTTTCATCGCAGCAATATATGCACTACTCTGGCTAGGGTTTAATCCATAACCAACCAAAATTTTAATATCATTTTGTATGCCCCACCATGGATCATTTGGTCTATAAATGTCATCAAGTGCAAAATAATCAGTATTGCCCAAAATAGTATTCAACAATGTTCTTTTATTTGCACTTGGCAAACATGCAATGTATAGGTTATCATATGGACTATAGGTTACAGAGTTAATCTGAAGTGTGAAGGTTTTTGAACCACTGACATTTGCACTGTAATCTTTAGCAAATACAGTAAATGTATAAGTTTTATCCAATGTGGTTGGAGCAGTATAAATTCCCAATCCAACATTCGTAACATCAAAGGTAGTTGAACCCTTATCCAAACTAAATGTTTGAAAACTTGTTTTACCACTCAACGTACCATCACTTAGCAATTGCATACCTTGTGGTAATCTACTGCCTTCTGCTAATGTATAATACAATTGACGCCCACTTGGCGCAGTTGCACTTATAGATAACGTACTAACACTGCCTGCATCAATATAACCTAAATTACTAGGTGTGTTAAACGATACACTCAAATCTAGCGCACCTAAAATAGTAACTGTGAAAATTTTAAGCGGACTTATAACACTTGAATCTAGGCTATTATATACTTGTACGCCGAATGAATATGATTGTGAAACTGCGCTTTGTGCAGGCACAAAACCAGTCATCCAACCAGTTATATTGTCAAGAACAAGACCTGGTGGCAATGCTAAATCACTTTGATCCCATGGTGAATTATCCCACGAAATATTATCACTATCAAATCCTGTTCCGCTTGAAGCAGACAAACTATAATTTACAGGAATACCATCGTAATCAATGCCATCAAATTTAAATGCAAAATAATTTCCACTAACAAATGTAGAGTAGCTACCTAATGAGGTGGTCAATAAAATCGGTGTGCGTACATTAGTAGTATCACTTGTGATTGCAGAACTGTCATCAGTGACAGTTGAGTTATCTGCTCTAATATCACTGTGATTATGTACTATAATTGCATATTGTTTTGTGTCAAAACTTTTGCCGTCAGTTAAACTAACTACAAAATTATAATTATTTGTTGAACTTGGTGTATTTTGTGGTATTAATATACCACTAATTAACCCGCTACTTGAAAGAGTGATACCAGGTGGCAAACTTCCTGACAAAATAGAATAAGTTAATGTGTCAGCATTTAAATCTATACCGCTTAATTGTATAGATATCTGTGTGCCATCTAAAAATTCACCAAGTGGCAAGTAATTGTTTGTTAATAACTGTGGTGGATAATTTCCAGTAACAGTTATAATAAATGAACGGTCTGTTATCTTTCCACTACTGCTAATTGCACGTATTGTAAAATTGCTTGTACGGTCTTGTGTAACTGCTTGTGGCACACCGTCAATACTATAGGTATCTTTTGGGTTACCAGTAACTTTACCACTATTATCAATTTGCATGCCTGCAGGCAATCTGCCAGCAACTAATTTATAATTGACATCACTACCATCTGGATTTCCAGTTGGATCAACTGCTTGCAAACCTAATTCAAAAAATTGTAATGCTTGTATTTTTCCTAAATTTCCACTAGGAGTAACCCATTCTGGATAACCACTTCCATAACCAACGGATTGTTCTAATGTTAGTACATCTACGTCGCCATAATATGTATTACCAATCACATAAGGATATGCTGGTTTATTATCCACACCAATAGTACAAAAATATGCATATGTTCCAAGAGGAAAATCAGGAGTAACACAAAATCTACCATTATGAGTATCTAAATCACCTGCATTTGTAAATTCATAATCTTCAACAAAAATACCCATTGGATAAACTGACGTATTTTCTGCGGGTGTATTGCGACGATATAATGGATTTTTTAATGTATATCCACTAGCTACAGCCTTGATACCACTTGTATTGCTGCTTGGATTAGTATATCCATATGGTCCATAGATAGGATAACCGTCTAGTGAAAATCCTATTATTTTACTGTGTCCGTCTGGATGTGTCAATCCACCATTCAAATATGGTATAACATTAACTTCTGGCAATCCATGGATGGTGCTACTATATGGTGCGCCGCCAAGACCTGTAAGCCAAGCATTTGCAAAGCTATAGCTATTATAATGATATACGCCTTTTTGATCAGCAACACCGCCTGACAAATCTTCGTGAAAAGTATAACCAATAGCTTGCTCTTCTGCATAACTTGCATTAAAGTGATAACCAGATGGTTGAGAATATCCAAGAGGCGCATTATTGCCTGCACTTGGATTAAATATTGCCACACCATTTAACCAAAAGCCAATTACAGTATCTGCTGTAGTAGTTTGAGGAGAAGCAGCGCCTATGTCTAATCCGCCACGATATACCCAACTGCGATTATAGTATTGTGCAAGTGGAGTATTTGTTTGTGTAATATTGCCATAACCATGATATGGCAAACCAACAGCAGTTAAATTGATGCTAGTTTGGTAAGAACCATTGATAAAAGTATTAGGTACTATTGTCCAATTGCTACTAACATTGATTAAACGACCTAAATCTTTGTTAATAGCAATACCATTGTATGATGCTGTCATTGGTGCTCCACTATAATATTTAGTGGATTACCCCACACGTATCCAACGTGGTCCGCCAGGCAGTGTCTGTGGAATAGGATTGCCATTAAAGGGAGCAAATTTTACATAATGCCAACTGTAAGGAGTTGATGGACTTATACTAGTAACATTGCCCTGAACAATACTGTCGTTTGCAATAATACGTAAGCTAGTTACGTTGATATTACTTCCGATAGTAATTTTTGTTCCGTCACTAATATTAGTATTTGCTGGTAGATATATGTTTGCAATAGCTACTGTCTGTCCGAGAGTATTGTCAATAATTAAGGTCGATAAGTTTCCATACAGTGTTGTTGTATTACTTGTTGTATTAGCAAGGTTTGCAAGAGCATAACCATTAATAGAAATATAACCTAACACATAACTTGCGCTACTTACACCATTTGCTGCCAAGTTAGCGGTAGTATAATATGTTGGTAGATAGTTAGCCACGCTAGCATTGCTATAAAGACCAGTTAGATATTGTGAGCTACCAATAAAATACGTTGCATTAACGTTGCCAGTAGTATTCACGTTGCCAGCATTGATATTACCACTATAAGTTGGCAAGTATGCAGCAGCTTGAATGTTACTGTATAAACCTGTTAGTAGGCTACCATTACCGATAAAGTAAGTTCCACCTACATTGCCAGTTGCTACAAGATTGCCTGCAGAGACGTTTGCAGTATTGGTTGGCAAATATGTTCCAAGATATGCGCTTGCCTGTGTATTACCATACAAGCCAGTAAGTGTGCTACCATTACCATAATGATAGGTTGCGGTGACATTACCAGTACTAGTAATATTAGCAACAGTAACATTACTGTTAAACTTAGCGGTGCCAGTAACTTGAAGTTTGTTTGTAGCATCATCGCTGCCACCAATTACCCAACGGCTGCTGGTGATACGTCCTGCCTCATTAGCAGCCAACGTACCATCAGTATGGAATACTATTGCCTTACCAGTTGTTTGGGTGCCAACTGAAATGTTACCACCATTTACATATAGATAACCATCGTGTGCGGTTCCAATAGTGAAACTTGCATCGCTGTAATTATTACTATTGATACCCATATCAATATAATTTGCAGTATCGGTTCCATCATTTGATGTTGCAACAACGTCAGCACTGGTTGCACTGCCGTTGCCAATATTCTGAATATTAATCTGTGTATAGTAAATGCTGTTATCTACAAAACTTGCAGTAAGATTTGCAGTTGGAACAGTTCCTGCTGGTCCCACAATAATATCATATTGTGATAACAGATTACCCGCATAAACATTGCCAGTAGCATTAATGTTTGCAGCATAAACATTGCCACCACTATAAATGTTACCTTTAATACCCATGCCGCCTTGTATAATGATTGCGCCACTGCCTGTACTTGTGGCTGGCGTTGTATCATTCAACCAAACTTGAGTAGCAGGAGCAATAGCAAGGTCGCCAGTTCCATCAGCATTAATATTAATGTTGGCATTTGTGCCTGCTGGCGTAATAATATTACCAGTTGGACTTACTACAAGATTAGCAGCAGCGGCAAGTACAACATTGCCATTAACATTAATATTACTGACTAAAACATTGCCATTGTAAGTTGCAAGATACGCTGCAGCATTGGCATTGCCATAACTGGCAGGTCCAACACTTAGCCCACTTAAGTAATAACCATTACCTGTTACAAATCCACTAGTGCTTAGATTACCTGTTGCATAAATGTTGGCGTTTGTGTTGATTGTGGCAACGTTCATAATACCAACGTTAATATAACTTAAGTTACCAATAGATGTAACGTTTGGTAATTGTGTGCCACTATAATTTTGTGCATTAATAGCGGTTGATGCAGTTCCCGCAGTGGTAGCATAAGTTGCTGCAGCAGCCGTAGTTGCGCTGCTTGCTACGCCAGTAAGATTACCAATAAAACTATATGCAGAACTTACTGTTACTGTGCCGTTAAACACGGCATTATTGGCTACAAATTGATTTTGAGGAGCAACAACGACACTGCCGATAGCAGTAACATTACTAGTTGGTGCAAGATTGATATTTGCACCCGTAACAGAAGTAACAATTGAATTTCCACTAAGATATAGCCCACTAGTACCAACTAGTGTGAATAATTGACTAAAATTATTATTTGTTTTTAATAAAGCTGTTCTTAGCGGGTCACCTGTGCCGTCATTGGCATAAGCACCCAAATTAATTACTTCTTGACCCATAAAGAAAGACTCCTGCAAGATATTTAGCAGGAGAATTTCTTAGACACTAATACTTGTTCCGCATCCACATGAACTCTTAGCCATTGGATTTGACACAACTAATTGACTGCTTACAAAATCACTCTTATAATCAATTTCACTACCTAACAGATACATTAATCCGCTGCCATCTACGATAAGTGACTTACCTTCGCCTAAAGAGATCATCTCATCAATTTGCGGTGAGCCATTCTTAGCATACAATTCATCATCAGCAGGTTCCCAGAAATATTCGAAGCCTGCACAGCCACCACCTTTAAGTCCGAATACAAGATATGGCTTGTCAATATTGATAAGTGTGCGACGAATATGAGTTTTTGCTGCTTCTGTAATAGTTACTGCTGTTTTCATTGTCTTATCCTAATTTCGCTAACCAGTTATAAGTGCTCCAACGTTCTTTAGTTATTGGAGATAGCAATCCATGACGTTGTTGCTTGTTTATCATTAAGTAACCACAATTTTTCTTAAATGGAATAATATAAGAAAAATCTCCTTCTAAACTAAAAAATGTTGTTCCAGAACTTGATGGACCATCTTTTAAATAAACTTGCATCGCACCAATAACGCCAGGATTATCTGCATGCTCGTCCATTTCGTGACCAACGCTGTCTATCCATAGCGCACTACTTGATACTCTATAACCCAACTCATTAATACCGCTTTGGTCTATACTTGCAAATAAAGAATTCCATTTACTGTTTGAGGGGAAAGATTCAATATTTTTCCTAAGAACAAAACGCTCTTGCATTTCTAAAGATTTGCTATCACTGGCAGAAACATCTTCTTGCAAGAAAGATTCTAAAATGTCTAAATCATATACATTTTCAACTGTAAAAAGACCATCAATATTTTCAACTGGAGTAATAATCATTTACTTAAACCTATAGGTTATACGACCACGAGTTAAATCATATGGAGTTAATTCAACTGACACTCTATCATCTTGGATAATCTTGATTTTATTTTTGCGCATATTACCACTTGCATATGCAAGAATAATATGGTTATCAATATCAACTCGGAATACACCGTTAGGTAGAACTTCTACCACTTTGCCTTCCATCGTTATTAGTTCTTCCTTAGCCAAGTTAATCCTTTATCTCAGTTCCATATGGCGCTAATACACCACTTACTCCCATGCTACCCCACGGTAGATTATTTATAAGGTAGGATGGCATATGTTTATATAGCGCATGTTCTGTATCACAATATTTGCCAATCGTAACATGATCTAAAATTTCTTGATGCATCTTTTTGTATGTCTCTGCCATGGTCGAAAGTAACTCTGTTCCATACACCATGCAACGCACACTATACCAAAATTTTATATCACTAAAATGTTCTGGATTACCTGTTTGTACAGGACCACTTAGCGTAATCTTATTTGCAACATAGTTTAATGAAAATGTATCATCTAAGGTATATCTTCCACTCAACTTAACTACTACACCATCTTCAAGTTTTTCATTTTGTAAGAATACACCTAGCGCATAACTCTCACATAAATTCTTGCATATACTATCTACGTTCCAGTTATTATATATTTGCTGCAAATATTCATCATTAATCGTAACAACTTTATGTGAATATTGTTTTATAGCAGATATTTGTGCGTCGTTTAATGAATCTTTGCTGATATCAAGTGTAATAATATGTGCGTCAGGAAATTTTTCTAAGATATTACGATATGTAACAAGTTGCTGTTGCAATCTTTCGTCTGATGAAAATACACCAAAACTACTATTGACAGCACTTGTTACAATAAAGTTTATCACTTATATTTCACCGACATAGAATCACCAGTGTCTGGGTCAAACATTGTAAATGCATCCAAATCAGTAGGCGATGCTGGCATTACTGTTCCACTAGTTGTAGATGTAGTAACAGGATTTCTATACATAATGTCTGTTAATTCTGCTATTTGATCATCAGTCAATGTTACATTGGGTGTATATGGCATTGTGGTGATGCCCCAATTATTATAGTTTCTGCCACGCTCATAGGTATCTTTTGACCAATATGTGCCACGTTCTCTATTGACAGTTTCAAATTTAAGTTGGTCTAATTCACTACGCATATTTTGCAATTCACGCCACATTTGTTCAAGTGGTCCAACAGGATTAATGTTCATGCTGTCTTCTGCTACTTTGGTCAATACAATAGCTTGCTTAAAAGCATCAAGCACGGTTGGATCACGTGATATCAAAACTGCGTCTAATTCTCGCAATTGTTCTACTAAATTAGTTTTGGCCATTGTCAAGCAAATCCTTTCTGCAATAAAGTAGTGTTAGACCAGGTGCATAATACATATTTTCAGCGATATGCCATGGGTCATTGTTTTGTAAGAAACTGTTAAGACCAAACACAACACCGATTGCCTGTACGCCATTGCCTAGTCTAACCGTTGGGTCAGGCTGATGCGCATGTTTAAATGTGTTATTAACAACAATATAGCGATTAACACACTTTTCAAACTTTTGACAAATAGTCATTACTACATTGCCTTCGGCAAACGCATCAACTATCAACATATCAGTTTGCAGAATAGTATCTAGTTCAACAATCATCTTATTGTGAAATACAAATTGGATACCATACTGATTAGCAAGTGCTTGATAATCACCAATGCCATCAGGCAATACATGATCATATAGTGTAATGCTCTTTGGCTTGGTGCTTAATGCCACAAGAGTGCTAAGACCGCTCCCAAACCCAACAATAGTAATATTATCCACTCTGCGACACCAATCCATGAGACGAAAAAATTGAGGATTGCTGCTAATGTTCTCTGCGATGTTTTCATAAATTTCCTGCATGATTATAATTATACCTTGTGATGTTGCTTTGCTAAATTTAATAGTACCTGATACTGTTCCCATGCTTCCATGACAGTAGGATACTGCTCACGAATCATGGCTTCATAAAATGCGTTCTCTACAATGTCATGGGCAGCATTTTTCGTAGTCCAAATTTCTTCACGTTCATTATTTGGCAGCGTGTTTATACGCACACGAATTTCTTTAAAATCTTCTTCATGGTTGTTCCATGGACGACGAGTGACGGTTTTTCCACCGTCTGGACTTTCATAAATCCAAGAGGTCATTTTTAATTCCTAATGTTTGTGGAGAATGGTCAAGATATTCTGTCTGTCCATTGCTATAAAAATAAGCATCTTCATCATTGATGGTTACTCGTAAATCACTGTGACAAATTTCATAATCAGTAAATTCGCCGTCCTCGTGATAGACACGGAATACCCAATGATCATCCATTGGATGAGTGGGTATCAATACTCCAGTCACGCCATTTGCACTTTTTAATTTCATAGTACTAATATACGGATTAATTAGGCAAGTGTCAATAATTATTTTGACGATTTCTTACTGCAATGCTTAATTGGTCTGCGGGTATGCCGTTCATTTTATACCCATCATACACATGTTTTAGGTATTTGTGGGATGGTGATCTTGATATATCGTCTCTGCTCTTGATCATAACATAGGTTAAGGCTTTGTATAATTCACCTTTGTATAGCACTTCAATGAACGCATGACTATAATCTTTGCCATCGCCTTCATACCAATCTAATATTTTTAATGAATCCATATCAACAGCCCATAGCACACCATAGGTTTTTGCGCCATCTTTTTGAACAATATTAGTATAATGATTTATTTTTAATTGCTGATTTGGTGCAACAGCAACCCCAATGCGTTTTGCGTTGGGAATACGGTTTTTTAATTCAGGTATATTAGTATTATGTCCGTATGAGAAATATAAAATGCTGTCAGCCATAAAAATATTTATAATAAAAAAGGGGAAGTAAAAACTTCCCCTAATCAGTGTCCATTCGCATGAACTAATATTTAGTCGTTACCTGGATCGCCCTTGCAAAGAGTCTTCTTTGCAGCAGCAACTGCCTTAAAATCTACTGGCCATAGAGCAGGTTTTGCCTTCTTGTCAGCGCCTGGTGGAAGTGGGAATACCAATCCACTTGCTGCTTCAACATCAGCAACACTAACCTGAACCTTGGTTAGGTCATTGCCCTGATTTTCAGCCTGTGGGAATAAGAACGCATAAACTTCCTTGGTCTGTTCATCAATAACAATCTTAAACATCTTGTTTGGAACAGTTACCTTGTTAGCGCCGATTGTCTTATCGGTTCCAACCTTGTAGATGTTGCCAGCATAGATGAGAAGCGTATGATTGCGTGAGAATGTCCAAGCACCTGTTGAACCTTCAAGCAACTTCCAGATACCACGATTAAGACCTGGCAACTGTGGTGACATGTT